TTACTCCATCCTAATAGTCTGGTATATCATAGAGGGAGCCTAGTGCTCCCTTTTTTATTATGAGGTCACCATGGGACTTTTTAGCGGCAAGAAAAAAACATATCGAGACTTCTCATACTCTCGACTAATTGATGATGACTATTTACCTAATGTTATTGGGCAAGCCATTACTACCTATGTATTGGATACCAACAACACTAAAGATCTCACTGATCTCATGCTTGAGTATGGTTGGTCAGCTAATAACGTAAAATGGGATGCTGCATATCGTTGGGCTGCTAAAGGTAAGTATGCCTATGGTTTGCCCGAGGTATCTACTGTTGCTGTCACTGATTTTACAGGAGCAGAATCTCTTAATGACATTCTGGAAAGCCTTACAGGGCACACTGATCTTCAGTATGTTTATAGCCAGTTTGTAGCTGGTAATTTTAGACATGCTATGTGGCAGCAGTTAGTTACTTCTCAAGGCTATATATCTACTACAAATGAACTAACCACTAAGTCTGGATCTCTGGGCACAGCTTGTTATTTACACAATGCCATTAACTATATTACCCCTGAAACCAGAGAAAGGGCAGGGGAGGTTATGTTCCAGCATTGGGGTTACTCACCACAAAGTGGGTTTACTCCTATGAGATCCCAAGATCTCAATAGAGCTGATACCCCGGATGAAGTTAGCTCTACTGGTTCAAACTATATTCGTGTTGAGTATGCTTTTAGCTTTGCTGGAGTTAAACGAATCACTACTGTAGAAACCACTAAGGTAACCACTACTGTGCGAACTCCTAACGAGTCGGGTGGTTATGATGATGTGGTAACTGAAGAATCCTCTGATACTACCAGCAACACTACAGACTGGAATGGTTTTACTATGCCACCAGATGTGATCAGCTCTGTGGATGTAGTTACGGGAATAGAAGAAACAGATGAATCAGACCCTACTCAAACCACAGAAACTACTGATCCTGAAACTGGGGTGATTACTATAGTAGCTACTGATGTTTCACGGCACATCACTACCAATACAGTTAATGTTAATGCTATTGCATTCTTCAATACTGGTTTTGGTGTATACGACTTTAACCCAGCAGACGAAGATATTGATACTGATACTGTGCTGGATGATAGTGACTCAGGGCACTATGATCCTAATGCTGTACTGGTTCCAAGTGGGGAAGATACCGATGATAGTCCTGACTATTTTATGGTTTGTTATCAGTGGATTGATGGTGCTACTACCCATATTGGGTACTTCACTTATCAGTATGGTTCAGGTGCTTATCCAGATCTGGATGGTATCGCAGGTAAGACGGTGGCTGATTTTGGCCAGCATTTCCCTCGTATCTATTACAGACTGGGAGGTAAGCGCTTAATCTCTGACGACTATAAAGACACCGAGGCATATAAGACTTCCATTAAAATCTGCAAGAAGCTTGGGCTTAACTGGCTTGAGGTAGGTGACCAGATTTATGAAAGCCTAAGTTCTTTGAGTAAGATCAGGGATGTAATGTTGATTATGGAAGTCCCTGCTAATACTGAAAATCCTATTGAGCAGGAATACCTGTTTAACTACTTCTATACCTTATGCAAACTGCGTCCTGCTTATACTGAAGACTTGTGGCCTAGTTACAGTAATACAGGAGGTTTAACCTCTCTTCCTGCCACAGACCTGGACACTTATGAGATGCACCTGGGAGGTATGGTTAAGGCTGAAGACACAGACATAGCTACCTATAACAATATGGACTTATTAGGTTATGCTAAGTTCACTGGATCTATCGGGCCTAAAGGAACCACTACTTCTGGTTATGCAGAAAATGGGGTGATACCTACGAAGTATTCTGATGGTACTTATGGAACCAAATCACTAACTTACCATTTCTATAAAGTACAGACTTCTGATACTGAATATGAAGAAGTCAGGGTATATGAGTTAACTCATAGTGTAAGAGTAGGTGGAAGTAAGGTAACCAGGGGTCATGAAAGTGACCAGTTGATGGTGCCTTTGGATCATGCTTTTAGAGGTAAATTCTCAGCACATGATCGTGAAACTCTTTATGCCCGTGCTCTGCAAGTACTGATCTGTACTGAGTACACAGTCAAATCTAAATGGTATCAAACAGGGATTTTCAAAGCTGTAACCATCGTTGTAGCTGTCGTTGTTTCATGGTGGACGGCAGGTGCTTCACTATCTTTGATAGGTGCTCTAACTGCCGTGGCTACAGCAGCAGGTACTATGGTGGCCTTCTCATTACTGAGTAAATATGTTTTCAGTAAGCTGGGTAGTTGGGCATCTATATTAGCAACCGTGGTTGCTGTAGTAGCTGCCGTGTATGGGGGATATGTTTACTTTTCTGGCACTACTGGGCCATTCAGTTTAACAGCTCAGAATTTGATGCAAGTTTCCAATATTGCTTTTAAGGCTTCAGATGCTGCTATGAAGGGTCAGCAGATGGCTTTACAGCAAAAGTTCGGATCTCTCCAGAAAGAGTTGGAAGATAAACAGGAATTACTCCAACAGGCTCAGGATGAGTTAAACCAGGGTTCTAATACTATCTCTGATTGGATTTTCCTACAGGCTACTAATGGCTATGTTAACTTAGGGGAAACGCCTGATCAGGTAGTAGCCAGAACATTAAATACCAATATTGGTACACTGGCTTTACAGCTTCCTGATATGTACTTGAGTCAAGCATTGGCTCTGCCATCGGCTGTAGAGATTATGCAGTTTATGCAACAAAAACTGTATACTGCTCCTGATGACGAACTCAATCCACTTATGTGAGGTGACTAATGGCTGGATTATCTATGTACCCAAGCCTATGGGATCAGGGGTCAGTAGCCCCATCTCTGGACAGTATGAGCACTGGTTTTACCAGCTCTGCTAATTCTTTTAATGCTGCACCTATCAATACCTCAACAGGGTCAGGAAGCTTTCTGGATAGCATTCTGGGAGGTTTTGGTGGTGGTAGTGGTGAGATGTCTGGTTTGCAGATGGGTCAGCTAGGTCTGGGAGGTGTAACCAGTTTGCTTAATGGTTACCTTGGCTTTCAGAATCTGAGTCTTGCCAAGAAGCAATACCAGTCTCAGCTTGACCAGTTTAATAAACAATGGGATGCCAATAAGAAGCTAACCAATGCTTCTCTGGCAGACCGTCAGGCTGCTCGTGTTGCAAGTAACCCTAATGCATATCAGTCAGTTGATGACTATATGAAAAAATATGGGATCTAAACCATGGCTATTAGACTGCAACAAATTGCTGCACCTAACTTTGCTGGTTCTAACCAATTACTGCTGGCAGCAAACCAGCAAATTGGTAATGCTCTCCAGGGGCTGCAAGGCACTCTGGGGCAGTATCGTGATGACGTAGTACGTCGTAATACAGCTCAGGCTGTAGGACTGCTTACTGGGGCTACAGATGCTAATGATCTGGCCCAACGTCAACAGCAGGTAGCACAGTTGGTTCAGCAAGGGGATATTGATCCCACTCGTGTATCTGAAGTGGCAGCAACCATGCCAGATACTTTGTTAGGCCGTCAGGCTAATCAACTCAAATTAAACCAGGCTCAGACAGTTCAGCATGATGCACCATTAATGGGTGCCTATATGCAAGCTGTCATGTCAGGGGATCAGAATGCAGCTAAAGGTATTTTGTCCCAATTCCAGGGTGATGCTTCAGATGCTTTGAAGTTTGCTTCTGATTGGGATATCAAAAACCAGCAGCTGAATCTTCAACGGTCTGAACTGGCCCAACGTCAAGCTCAGTTTGCTGCAACTCAAGCAGCAGCTAAGGCAAGGGCAGGGCAGAATAATGCATTGCTCAAGGCTTTACCTGGTTTGCTCAACACAGGTAATGTGCTGCAAGGTAAGGCTCAAGCCAGGGATTTACAGGCTAATGCCCAGGATGCTAAAGAGCGTCTGTCGATGGATCCTGTAAATAACCCTAAGCTTGATATTGCCGGATGGGCTGATGCCAATAATGATGCCTGGTTTGGTAAAGGCACTTCTAACTATATTTACAATGCTCTCAAGGATCAGCCTGCTTTTAAAGCACTGAACCCTCAAGAGCAGAAAAATGTACTGGATGGTGCTCTTGCTAATGAGTCTAATCGACCTGGTGATGTATCCCTGAAGAACTATGCAACCAAGTATTTGACTGATACGACTTCTCGTTTGAATAACCTGAAGATCAATTCTCGTCAGGCACTGGATGCCCAGGATCAACAAGCTGTAATGCAAGCTCAAAGAGATCGGCTAAATAACCTGCTTCTGCCCTTACTTTTACAGCAGCAATGAGGTTACAATCTGGGTACTCCACAATACTAAGGAATACTCAGATGGCTGGTGAAAACTCATCCCCTCTGGACAAGTTTCTTGTCCCACAACAGGTAACAGGTCAGGAAGCTGCTCAGGCACTTCCTGCACCTACTCAACCAACTATCGCCCAACGTGTGAATGATGCTTCTACTCGTATCCTGAATAACCTCACAGGACAGGGTATGTATCCAACCGAAGAAGGCGAAATTGCTCGACTCAAACGAATCAATAACGAACAGTCAGCATTAGCTAAACAGGTATCTACTCAGGATTCAGATTTTGGTTGGTCTTCTACCAATATGCTGGATGCTAATACTTCCCCATTGACTGATCGAGCAGCTTCTACCATGGCTAACCTTGGTAAGGGTTTTGTTGATGCGGTCAATGGTCTTGCAGGTAAAACAGATAAGACTTTTAAAACACTGGGTAACGTACTGGATCAGGCTTCAATTCCTAATGATGCATTGGATGCTTATCGTCGTGTGCAAGCTGGTAAAGGTACTGAAGCTGATAATGCTCTGTTAGATCGTCAGGGTGCTTGGTGGACACAGCCTATTGAAGTAAATCAGTTTGGTGTCCCAGAAATGGGTAACCAAACTCTGCGTCAACGTCTGGATGCTATCAATGAACGTCAGAAGATTCAAAACCAGAGTAGCTATGACAATCTTGAGAAACTGGCTAACCCTGTTCAAATGCAGCGAGCTGCTGCTGATATTGAGAAATCAATTGAGGGTAAATCAGGGCTTGATAAATTTGCTGCTGGTTTAGCTGCTATTGCTCGTAACCCAGGTGCTGCTGCTCAGACCATGGTTGAGTCTGCCCCTTATATGGTTGGTGGTGTCCCAGGTATGATTGCTTCCTCTGCCATGCAGGGTGGCTCAGTATTATCTCAATATCTGGATACCCAACGTAAAGCTTCCAATGGTCAGATCCCAACAGCTAAAGATGTAGCTATCGGTACTGGTTTGGGTGTTGTTGACGGTGCTCTGAACTTTGCAGAAAGTGTCATTAACCGTACTGTCATGCTCCCAGGATCTAAAGTATTACCTACCGGGGTTGCTGATCGTCTGGTGAACGCAGCACAGCGCATCGCACCACGCAGCTCTACGGCTGCTGCTGCTCTTGCGCGTGTGGCTGCTCCTACCGTTGACCTTGCTAAGAACGCCTTAACTGAAGGTCTGGTATCTGGTGCTCAAAACCAGATTGAGGAGAACTATGCGAAGGGTAAAAACGAATGGGATACCAAAGGTAATGATGTTGCTTTCTTCCAGGGGATTGCTGCTGCTACTGGTTTTGGTGCTCCTCGTGCTGCACTTAGTACTGCTGGTGAGGTAGCTAATACTGCTGCTCAAGCTATGCAGAAACGAACTGAAGCTCAGGATCCTGTAGGCCAAGCTGCTCGTAATACCACCCCAGAAGACTTAATGAATCCACAGTCAGAAGGGTATAATCCGGCTGCTGCAATTCGTCGTGCTGGCATGGAGTGGACTCGTAACACTGATGCTACTACTGATGAACAGAAGGCTGAGATTCAATCTCAGGCTCAATCAGCTATGGATGCTGCTCAGAATGATCACCAGAATAACCTGGATATGATTAACCAGAGGGCTACTGCTGAACGTACTCTTGCTGATGCTGGTAAGTTTATCCCTGCTATTCAGGAAAGACTGGATCAACTCAGCACTGATCCTAATGCAGATCCTGATGCTGTTAACCAGTTACAGACTATTCTGGCTCAACAGACGGAAGCTCGTGATGCTGCACAGCAACAACTGGATGCTATGCCTTCTCAGGAGGAACTGACACAGTCTGCTACTCGTTCTGCTGAAGTACTGGATCAGGCTAAGTCTGAGTTTGGTAAGTTCTCGTCAGCTACTGGTATGAATACCAATACAGCTAAACCAGAGAACCCAACAGCTTCTGACATTATCAGTCACCCAATGTCTTATACCAATGAAGACCTGCAAGAGTTTGTGCGTAATGCTCCTGCTAATGCTACTCCTGCTGAATTGGGTACGCTTCGTGCATTGGCTGATGCCAAAGTTGCAGAGAATGCTGTTAAAACTGGTTCTAAGGTTAATAGTGAGATCTTCAAATCCACTTCTAATAACCTGTCACTGGGTGATTACCAACAGGGTATTAACACTGCTGTACAGGCTGGTGATACTAACCGTATCCAATCCCTGATGACTGGTATTAATAACTTTGAAACTTCTCATACTGCTAAAGCAGATATTGCTCAACAGTACCTGAATGAAGCTAAACAGAATGGTAAGTCTTACCAGATCCTGAAAACTTCTAATGGTTGGGAGTTGAATACTGGCAAACGTCTGGATGCTAAAGCACAGGCTAAGAATGGTGGTTTTACTATCCATAAAGGCTCTACTGGTCTGGTTAACAATATTGTTAACGAAGCCAAAGCTATCACAGCTACTCGTCAGTATATGGAAGGTATTGCTACCCCATCTACTAACCAGAATGTGACTGGCTCGACTGAGCAAGTAGCAAGCCCGGAGGCGCAGCCAGAGGGTGCAGCTACTGTAGCAGGAGAGGCAGGAGCACAAGAACAACAAGCACAACCAACAATCAGCCCACTGACCACACGAGATATTCGTGCAATGGATCAGGCAACGCTGGAAAAGGTTATGGCTACTACTCAACAGGCTATGTCTTCTGACACTAACCCTGTACTGGCCCGTAACCTGGATGCACTTGATCGTGAGTGGACTCGTCGTGCTGATGTGACTACTAACCAGAATCGTGGGGTTGATGCTCCTCACCGTAAGCTGGATGAATCCTTCAAGCCTAAATCTCAAGAGAATGAGATCCAACGTTCACAGGCTGAAACTACTACTCAGACTGATCACACTCAGGCTGACATTGACAATGAGTCTACTGGTTCAGAGTCTCAGCAAACTGCCCCAGTTAACGTAGAGGATGTTGTTACCAGCACTGATACCCTGACTGAAACTCAGCAAGACAATGTAGCCAAGGGTGCTCTGAGTATCTTTGGTAAAGTTGGTGAGTCACTGAAAGCTCTGCGTGAGAAAGCTTTGGCTGAACCTAAAGGCTTACAGAACCTTGTGCTTACTGGTTTCAACCAGCGAGTTCGTCCAGGTTTTGGTAGCCCACTGGTAGCAGTGAAAGACTTCATCAACACTCTGAAAACTGCTGTGGATACTGGTAGCTTCACTGAAGTTAACCGTTTCCTGAAACAGCATATCAGTGAGTCGAAAGCTGAAGGTGCTAAACAGAAAGCTCTGCTGAAACAGTTTGTGGAGTTCCATGATCACATTACAGCTAACCTGGATAACATCATCCGTACTAAAGCTCCTGAGTATCGTTATCAGGACTTTGCTCAGTTTATCCTGGATGAGAACGGTAACTTTGACTCCAATACTAAAACTGGTATTGCAGCAGGTATCTTCTCCTGGCTTGGTGAGAATGGGGATAAGATGTTCCTGAACCAGAGTGAAGTAGCTAAAACTCTGCGTATCAAAGAAGATCAGTTAACTCCACAAGCTATGTCTCGTATGGCTGATATTGGCTATCGCCAAGACTTGATCATGTCTCAACTGGGTCAACGTATCTATCAGGCTATGGGCTTTGCTAAACGTGTTGACGTTGATCCTAACCGTGCCAGCAAGTTGCAGAATGCTCTGGGTGCTTATGCCCTTCATGCCATGTACTCCAATGGTTATATGGAACAGTCTGTGATGACTGCTAAAGAGTACTTCGATCTGCAAACCATGGGGCTGGATGAACAGTCAGCTAAAGAAGCTGCACAGGCTTTCCAGAATGACTTTGGTGTTTCCCCTAACGATGCCAAGCACAAGATTGTGTTTAGTCGTCCTGCACGTAACTTTGATGCAGAGGGTAAACCAGTAGCTATTGAAGCTATCTCTGACATTAAGAATGGAATGAAAGATACCCGTTCTCTTATGTCTAAGCTGTTTGGTTATGATCCTGCTGTACGTGAGGTGCTAACCACTAAGCCTACTAGTTTCAAACAGAAAGTCTTCGGTAAAATGAACCGTGAAGTACCTTCTGTTCTGGCTGCTCGTATCAGCAAAGCTATGCAATATGACTACACCATTGATCAGGGTGTGGTAAATGCTATGCAAACTATGTCCACTGTAGATAATGCTGCTCTGCAACATATCTTTGGTGTACGTACTGATGCTGATGTGCCTAATGAAATGGAGATCTTCAGAAAAGGTCGTGAAGCCAAGAATGCTGATATCCAGCGCTCTATCGAAATGGGTATGGACTTCGCTGCACGTACTGGTAACAAGCCTTTCTGGATGCCTATGGAGGTCTGGACTAACCAACGTATTGGTGATCTAGCTTCTGAGTTCAACCCACAAGGATCCAAAGTACACCGTGCTATGGGTGGCTTGAGTGCTCATCAGGTTGATATCAAAGTAGAGCGTAACGCTGCTGTACTGGATGCAGAAGGCAAACCTACTCAATATGGCCTGTTCCTCGTTTCACTGGCTCAGGGTATGGAAGAAGCTCCTGTAATTGGTGCTGATGGTAAGAAACTGAAGTCTGTTGATAAGCAGACCTATGCTACCTTCTTACCTGCTTTCCAGAACTACCTGCGTAAACCAGAGAACATTAAGGCTGTACGTGCTATGCAGAAAGTGATCGCTGGTTCAGCTACTACTGCTGATACCAACGTCATTAAGAATGCTGTGGCTGAGTATGGTATGAATGGTCAGTCTTTTGCTGCCCTGCATAACCTGGCTCAGTATGCTACTGCTCTGGAGTCTGGTAAGTCTTCTGTTAAGCTGCTGGCTCAAATGGAATCGGATGGTGTTACTAACGGCCCTATCCTTACCAATATCCTGAATGGCTCTGCTGATTTCGATCTTCTGAAGCGTGGTGGTATTTACCGTGAAGGTGACAACATTACCAACATGCCTACCTACCGTGAGTTAGGTGGTCAGGATTACTATGAGCTGCTGGGTGATGCTATGCGTCAGCATTGGGCTGATTACAAAACCAATGCACCTGCTAGTCAGCAAGGTCAGATCCAGGCACTGGAATATTTCTCTACTGGTTATGGTGCTCGTTCTAAGGCTAAGACTCTGGCTACCCCATTCAACTACTCTGCTGGTATTCCAGCACTGAAAGCTGCTATGGGTCGAGCTACTGTAGAGGATGTTTACTCTAAGATCGGTTCTCTGATCCCATTGGCTAAAGGCAATAACAAAGCAGACTTTGCCAAGGCTTATGCTGAGGTGAGTAAGAACCTTTCTGTACTCCTGGGTCAGAAAGTAAACCTGCCACGTACTGCTGATGGTCTGGTTAAGTTCAGCCTTAACCCGGCTCAAACTAAACGCATCATTGATGTGGATTCTCAGACTCGTGGTGTTGCTACAGAGGCTGCTGTTAATGAGGTTGCTGCTGACTTCATTGCATCTCGTGATGCTAATACCAGCCTGGTTAACACAACCTTTACCCTGGCTAACCTTCGTTACAATGCTGCTAAAGCTGCACTGCTGAAGCAACGTATTGCTGAGGGTAAAATCCCTGTGGATGCTAAAGGTGCCCCACTGGAAGGACTCACTCAGGCAGATCTGGATACCCTGTCTAACATGATTCCTAATATGCCTTCTGCAACTGGTGTTCTGTCTGAGAATACTAAAGCTTCTGGTTACCCAATGGCTAAGGTAGAGAAAGCCTTTACTGCTAAGTCTCCTGCCACCAGCATTGATATTTACTTTAAAGAGGCTGCTAACCCTAAACCAGCAATGGATGCTAATGGGATGCTGCTGAGTCAAGGTCTGGTGGGTGGGTATAAATCTACCCAGTCTACTGTGACTGAGACTAAGTTAACTAATCCTGGTGTTGCTATGGGTGCTAACGTTACTCAGGGTACTGATGCTGCGATCAGCTCTGATGTAATCAGCAAGATCGAAAGCCAGAACGTGCATGATGCTAACATCCTGTCTCCTGACAATGTGCTGAAAGGTGCCCGTATCCAGAACAAAGCTATGTTTGATGCTGTGGTTTCTTACCATCCTCAACATCTGGCTGCTGCTGCATTGCTGACTGAAGTTCGCAGTCTGGCTGATGCTAACCTGTCTACCAACGACAAGGTTGTAGCTAAGAAAGCTCTGGATGCCATGAAGACTAAGATCCTGGGTAAAGAGTTCAAGGGCAATATGAAAGCTGCTCTGAACACAATCCTTAACCAGGCTTATGATCGTGACATTAAGAAACTGGAAACCCTCTCTGAAGTCTATGCTGTTAACCAGTATGGTACTGAGGGTGGTGAGTACCTGATCACTGATGCCGATCGTAAGAAGATTGGTGATGAGATCGCACGTTTGAAACGTAGCCGTGCTGCTGGCCTGCAACGTATCTCTGATATGTTCTCTAAGGGCAATGCCCCAAAGGCTGAAGCCAACCAGTATCCTGACAAGATGAGACAATACCTGTATGAGGCTTCGGCCTCTACAGGGTCTGTGGCAGCTTCTGAGGTGATGGCTCGTACCAAAGGTAAATTTGCTAATCCAGTATATAACGAACTCCACAACCTCATTTCTGGTTTGATTCCAGCTGATGCTGTGGTGAACGTGCTGGATGGGCAAACTATGCCTAAGAATGTTAAGGGGCAGTCACTGCCCCAGAACCGTGATGCCATTGCATGGTCTTATCAAGATAAGAATACTGCACAGGTTAACCTGTCACTCAGCAAAGAGGCTTCACCTGAAGTCTTGCTGCATGAACTGACTCACATTGCTCTGGGGCGTGCAATTGCTACTGCTGATTCAAATCCAAAAGTAAAAGCTGTACTGAACCGTACAGAGAAGCTGATGGGTAGAGTGACCAAGCTGGTTGCAGCTGATCCTCAGTTGACTCAGAAGTTTGCCCCTGCCTTAGCTAACGTGGATGAATTTATCTCCTGGGGTATGACTAACCCAGAATTCCAACGTTACCTTGATACCATCACTGGTGTGCCTGAAATTTCAGGTCGTAACCGTGGATGGCTGGGTACTGCCTTTAAACAGTTTGTGGATCAAATGTCAGGCATCTTTGCTGCTGTAACTGGTCGAGCTATTAATGCTCGGGTTACTACTGCTCTGGAAGCTCTGACCTTCGATACTGCACACCTGGTTCAGGCTATTAACCCTGCTGCTATTGAAAGTCCTGTGTCCTCTATCAGCCACCCTATGAGCAATACTAACAGTGCTGCTGATCAGGTAGCTAAGTTTAGCCATGTGGATATCTTTGATAACCTGGCTTCAACAGGTGGCAAGACTAACTCAGCACAGTTCACAGGTAACCTCCGTAATGTAATATCCACTGTAGCGGATCAGCTTTACGGTGCTTTAGGCTCAAGAGTCACCCAGAATGCCAATGAGAATTATACTCCTGGTCAAGTCTGGAATGAGGCTGTAGCCACTGGGAAAGCCCCTGTCAGCACCGAAGCACTGAGCAATGGGTTTGTACTGACTAATCAGGAAGCCTTTGCTGTAGAGGCTATTGAGGCTGCTGTATCTGAATCTCTGGCTTCTGGTTTTACTTCACCAGTTAACCGGGAGATTCGTCGTACCTGGCAAGCTGCTAAACAATCCCTGAAACCAGAGGACTTCCATAATGGAAACTGGAATCAGGCAACCCAAGCAGAAAAACGAGCTGCTCAACAGAAATGGAATTATCTGTTTGATGTAACGAATGACTCTGGTGAGTCCCAGCATCTGTCTCGTTTCGTTGCTATGGCTATTGGGCATGAAGATACCAGTAACTTACTTGGCTTCCAGATGGAAGATGGTAAGGACTCTGGCAATACTGCCTTTGAACAGGCTACTGCTTACTTTAACCAGGCTGTTAATACAGTCTCTGGTATGTTGACCAACACCCATCAAGGACAAGCTGCAAATGCTCGTGCCCAAGCATTAGCTGAAAAGCTGATCCAGATTGAACTTAAGAACCGTGATACCACCATGAATATCCTCACTAGTGGGATCGACAAAGTAGAGAATGCCTTAGATACGGCTGCTGCTAAGTCTAAACAGTACTTAGGTAAAATCGTTAAAGCTACGGGTATTGATCAGTCCTCCAACAATGCTCTGAATGCTATGGGCAAAGTTGCAGGATTGGCTGCTCGTGATCAGTTAGGTAGCCTGAAAGAGACTATCAAAGAGTTCCGGGACTTTAATGCCCCTAATACTCCAGAAGGTTCTCTGGCTTCCATTCTGACTGAAGCAACGAATGCTGATGATGTTCGTGCTCTACATGAATCCTTGTTACGTTCTACTAAACGTATTGAACAGGATCGTGCAACCTTAGCTGCTGTCACTGCTAAGAACTTGAATGAGATGTTTGATAATAATGGGCAAGACCTGACTAAAGAAGATCGTACAGCAATGACTTACTCACTGCTTCGTACCGATCTTCAGTCTGTACTGCACATTGAAGGCATGAATCTGAATAACTTACATAAACTGGTTTCTAATACTGGTTATCGTAAGCAACAGATCAGTAACCTTGAGAAAACCATTAGCCAGTATGCTAACGGTAATGATAAGATCATCCGTGCGAAGGCTCTGGGTTACTGGATGGCTACTCGCAGAAATACCCTGGGACGTGACTTAGTTCTGAATGCAAAAGCTATTGCTACCGGAGCTGCTACTCACTATTCCACAGTAGGTATCGAACCGACTCTTGATGAAGTGAACGCCATTGATGCTCTGGCTTCGATGTACGCTCTAAGCTACACCAAGACCGAAAACCGTGTTCGCACTGCTGCTGTAATGGAACGTGAGCTTGCACGAGGTAAAGACAATGGCATTAAAATGCTGATGGCTACTTACGCGAACCTGATCGAGGATTCTGCTAATACGCTGTTTGTTGGAAACCAATTGTCCCGCATTAAAGGCTATCTGCCTGAAGATACCAATCCTCACCATGACTTACGTGCTGTTGAGTCGGGGAGTGCAGATGAAGCAGCCCTGGTGAACATGGGTTACCAACCAGTAGCCCCACTGTCCCAGGACTCTTTGTCAAAACACTCTGGACGTGTACTGTACGTTAGCAAAGAGAATGGGTATCAACGAACCGTATCTGGTACTTTCAGCTTAACTGGAAGCCAGCGTAAAGGTTCATCAATAGGTGGGGATCGTGCTGTTGCTGACCGTGTTCGAGCTGACGAGTTAGAACAATTAAGGCAAGCGTCCTATGCAGACGTGCGAGGACGTGAAGCACTGTCCCACACTGCCTTTGATCCTTCTCAAGTTCAGGATAACTATGTGGTGCCTGTGTTAAGCACTGATGGTCATATCATGGACTTCCGCTATATGGCTACCCACAACACTATCGATACTTTCCTTGATCGTAATAATGACTTTGCTGATCTTGTAGGTCGTTTAGCTGGTCAGAATATCGATAAGGGTGATGCCCCAAGCCAGAATGCTAAGATCCTTGAAGCCCTGCATGAAGACTCTACGGCTAATATCCTGAAGAATCCTAATGCTTACTTTGAGATTGGGCCTGATGCACCTTCTGAGCGTGGACGTGAAATCTGGGCAATGATGCCATACGAAGCACGTACTAAAGCTGCCTCTTTGTGGGGAGGTGATCGTATGTATATTCGTAATGATCTGGTTAACTTGACCTTTGGTTTCCGTAAGTACTCTTTGGCTAATACCCTGGATGTAGATCCAGAGCAACGCAACATTGCTCAGGGTGTTGCTGCTGGTTTACTGGAAGCTGCTTTTGGTAATAAAGCTAAGTCATACGTAATTAAAGGTGAACGTGGTATTCAGGAATTTATGCAGACCTATAAAGATCTGATCGTTATTCGTAACCTGAAAACTCAGTTCAGCAATATTATGTCCAACACTGCTTTACTGGCTGCTTATGGGGTTAACCCTGTACGTATGGTTAAAGATATCCGTACTGCTCTCGTTGCTGGGATTGATTACCGTAAACAGTATTCATTACTGCTTAAGTACCAACAGCAACAACGAGCTGGTATTGGTAACTTTGCTCAGATGGAGTCTCTGATCAATGAGACTCAGGATCGCTTGAATGCTAACCCACTGGCTAAGTTTATTCAGGCAGGCATGATGCCTACCATCGTGGAAGATGTTCAGCCTGATGCTGATGGTTACACTTATGGATCTAAGATCCGTAAGAAGTTTAATGAGGTATCTGCTCACCTGCCAGCTTCTGCTGTAACAGCTGCTCGCTGGGCTGTGATTGATAAGGGTACTGCACCTCACAAATTCTTGAGTGATGCTGCACAGTTCAGTGACTTTGCTGCTAAGTATGCTCTGTATAAACACCTGACAGAACATGCCAGAGATCGTCTGAGTCATACTGAAGCTTTACAACGTGCCTCTGATGCTTTTGTTAACTATGACATTCCGGCTACAGCTACTCGCCAGTATCTGGATGATATGGGGATCACAATGTTTACGAAGTACCGTATTCGTATTCAACGTGCAATGTTCTACCTGATGGACAAACGTCCAGCCTCTGTTATGGCACACATGGCTATCACAGGGCAGTTCTCAGCAGCACCTGATGCTATGGAACCCTTGTTTGCTCGTAATCTTGGGAACCCGTTCACACCTTCTGTATTGCAAGGTAGTAGCATCTTAAATATACCAATGCCTTGGAACTTGTTCAGAATGGCAAACTAATAAAAAGCCCCTCAATGAGGGGCTTCTTTTTGGCTTTATGAGTCACGCTTTTCCTGAATGAATGCTCCAATGAGGCAAGCAATAAAAATTACAGCCACAAAGAACCAGAAGAAGCTAAGTAACCAGAAAGCTACCTTCATTAAAGCCAGTACAGCAATGGCTGCAATCACACAGAATACTCCAATAAAGGTGTTAATAACGTGTCTCATAGATCACCTGTTAGTCGAAGTTAGCAAACGGGTCGTCTTCAGTGTCTGCTGGTTTAGCAAAGCCTGCTTCACTGGTTTCAACTACCTGGGTTACCGGAGTATCGGCCTGAGCAAACAGCTCATCACCTTCAGATGAAGCCAGGCCAGCTTCTGCGAACGGATCGACCTCTTCAGCTACAGCAGCATCTTTAGCTTCTGGCAGCAGTTCATTTTCAGCACGCAGGTTTGCACCTTCGTCAATGTCGAACGGAGCATCATTGTCTGCTTCACTGGTTTCAGCGAAGAGGTCTTCTTCACTTTCAGACTGAGCTTCTGCTTCAGCTTCTGCCTCGGCCTGAGCTGCGGCTTCTTCGGCAGCTTTATCAGCTTCGATTTCAGCCTTGGTACGACGTTTACGACGCTTAACAGGTTTGCCAGTTTCCTGTTCATCCTGGGTGTCGTCATCATGTTCTTCTTCCTGCTCTGCTTCTTCCTGTTCAGCAACAGGTGTACCACCAGAAACCAGAGGAGCTTGGAGATCGGTAACAGATTTCAGGCGGAAGTTATCTTCCCCTACAGCTACAGCTGCTACGATCTGACCATCCAGAATACCTACTTCAACATCAGCTGCTTTGGCTGTAGGCACGAGACTGGTAAACGCATGTTTGGTTACCAGCTCGATCAGATCTTCAGTAGAAAGCAAAATACGCATAATTAATCCTTAGTAGCTAACATGGTTAGCATTTTGAAAGTTTCAGTTTTAATTCCAGCATGTACGGCTGCTATAGCATCAGCCATGTGTTCTGCTTTGCTGGCAATGATCTGGCCTTTAAGTTTGGGCCAGTTAGCATCAGGATATAAACCAGATGCCCAATCAATACCTTGCTGCTTTGTTGCAGAAGGTTTGCCAGTGATTTCCATTCTGGTTTCAGTAGCATTTACACAGATTACAGGTTTAGCACCATGACTGTTTCGTATGGCTGCTATTAACCCAATACAGGCACCTGCACCCAGTGAAGCTCTGGCACTCTGACTACCATGAGGAACTTCAATACAGATGGCATCTACGTAAGGCATATAGCCCATTACCTTCTCAAACAGGTATTCAGCCCTGGCTAAATCCTGAGAAGATTTACGTACTTGCTTGGAATTATCTTTAGGTGGTTGGATAACATCCAGCTTGGCAACACTAAGAGATCTGGCTTCAGTGTCATACAACATTGCAGCCAGCCCCCAGTTACTAAAGCTCGGATCCATCCCCAATAGTTTGAGCTTCATTAGGATCCTCTTCCATAGTGAAAGGCAGTTTTAAGAACTGGCTCAGAGCATACTCTACACCCAGTTTAAATAAAGCACGTTCACGAGGATCAGTAATCAACTCGGGTTGATCAGTACCTTCGAATTGTACGTTAAGATCGATATCGTCCGGGGCTTGAATCACAGCCAGCAGGTGATGGCCGATGTTACGGTGCCAATCTGCTACCAGGAAACCTAACTGAAGGTGGTTCTCTACTGGCAGAATGTTTTCAGGTTGATCCTGAACTACGTTTGAATCTTGGGTCATGGTAACCTCAGAGTAAGCCCCCTGGTTTAGGGGGCTAAGTTATTACATGGTAAACGGATCATCACCAGTGGTGGCATTATCAGATCCTGGGTTGAAGCCAGCACCTGCAAAATTGCCACCCGGAGCACCAGCGTTACCCTGACCAGTCACTTCTTTGAAGCGATCCCAGACCTGGCCTTTGTTAGCTTCGAGCCACTTATCTTTGAAAGTAGCCACTTCCTGCTTACCACGAATTTCCTGCTCAGTCTTATCGTCTTTGCTACGGAAGACTTTCGCAATGGCATTGATCTCACGAGCTTCATTGATCGGCTCGTACTGACCACTGTCATTTTTCTTCTGCTTGTTCTCTTTAATACGCTGAATAGCGAAGGTGATCGGCTTACCACACAGATCCACCAGCATAGGAACATCAGTCGGAACTTCGGCTTTCTTCTCGAAGTTATACAGGTTGATGGTCTTGGTTTCTGGTTCCAGTTTAACCAGAGGTTTACCACAGGCCAGCAGGCAGATCGAGTTGGCTTTCAGGAAGTTTTTGGTGTATTCGCCTTTTTCATTGACGACTTTACCCTGACCATTCATGAACCAGATCTGCTCTTTGTAGATGCCATGATCATCTTCGAATTCGATGTTCATGGCTTGAGCTTTAGACTTATCCGACTTGGTGATGTAAGCCAGTTTGATGATGCCCGGATAGACGTCAGTGTCACGAATGCGCATACCAGTGCCCAGGGTATCTTTCTCTACTGCTTTTTCTGCGTCATAGTTAAAATCAAAATAAGACATGTTAGTTACCTTTTGTTTCTAGGCCATGGTTCTCATGGAAGCCTAATTCAATTAATTTCTCAGCCCGGCAGATAGCTGCTTCATTGGCTGTTTTGAAGGTACGTTGCCATACCTTCTTACGGTTCATCGTGATTTCTGCTACATAGCGATCACGACGTTTGCAGTACCAAATACCTTGGTGACCAGTAATGGTATTGCTGATAGCACCCCTGTTTCGCATATTCTGAAGCATCGTAGTGTCTTTCAGATTTACTGCTCTGTTGTCATCACGAATATGGTTATCGTGGTCTACCTGCCCTTTAGGCCATTGCCTGTTATGCATGTAGTAACAGATGATATGCTCTCCATAGGTAGTGCCGAAGATTGTTATATGGCGGTAACCGCTAGCCTTGTGGAGAGTCCCAGCGCGACTACCGATAACAATTCTCTTATTACAAGACTTGCTAATCCAAGTAAGATGTCCAGTAAGAGCATCATATTTTAGTACCTTTTCAAGCATTTCAAGGGTGAGATCTTCTTTGGATATTTTCATGCGTAATACTCATGCAAACGGTCTAAGACCAACTGCATGTCATTATCGATGAAGGTTTCCTTGATATCAAATAAGTCCTCTGGGCCACGTAAACGCTCGTTAATGGTGTTCTTAGTAACCTGGGTCTGGAACACATGCTTGTACCCGAGCATCTCCTCGCGCTCGTTAATGTGAAGTAAACCGTTCTGGTATTCTTCCAGATCCGAAAGCTTCACTTTCTTACAGGCAATAACCAGACTGAAGTATGACTCAATGCCCTGGTTCTTCAGTGCCCCTTTAACAGGTACACAGGTTTCACGAACCATGTCATCGTTAACTTCATCCTTCGTGTGAGCTAAGAAGATCACGTTCTTGGTAGACGTGGCTACCAGCACCTGCATCAGGTGTTTAAACTGCTGGGCAAATTGGCCCCAAGCAGCTTGGGTATTTGAGCTAGTAAGTACGAGCTGGCTCTCTACCATATCCATGTAGTACGTCAGTGAATCGACTACAATGGTGTGAATATTCGGTTGGGTTTCAGCCCACTGAAAAGCTCTAGGGAGCACATCCCAACGTGCAACGGTACGTTCCAGGAAACCTGATTTGAAAGGCAGCTTTTTACCTGATTCACAGTTAAGGTACAGCACACCTTCCGGGTTCTTCAGGTTCTTCAGTGACCGTGATTTACCACTTGCTGATTTACCTACAAGCAGTACAAGGTTGTCATTAACGCTGATTTGATCGGACATAATTACCTCTTTTGAAATGCCCCCGAAGGGGCAAACCCACAAAGGGAACGGAAGTTCCCCAACACACAATTACTTAACTTTCTTGGCAATGGTGAGCATGATGCTTCCATCAATTTCACTTTCGTCCAGCTTACCAGGAAGCTTATTGTTCAGTTCCTTCACCTGGCTTCTGATACGATCCAGAGAGAATCCTGCATCTACCAGTACCATGGCATAGTTGAACAGCTGCTTATTACGGTTACCGTCACCAGTGTTGTTAAGTACCCAACGTTCCAGATTATCCAGTTGATGCTGATCAGTAAGCATCTGCTTACGATCTTCGTTCTTACTGGTTTTAGGAATGAAGGGGAGCACATCGAATAGCTGACCATCCGTATACTCATAATGCCCTTTATGTGTTAACCATTTCTTAGAACGGTGAGCACAAGAGTCATCAGCTTCAAATGGCAAGCCTTCAAGGACGTTGTTATAAAACTCCTTGTAGTCTTTGGCATCCAGCTTCAGCTCATAGTTGATAGGCAGAATGATACGGAAACGGTTAGTCTCTTCGGTATGTCGTTTAGTGGTGTAATACAGAGCCTTATAGTCTTTCAGCAGTAACTTAGCTGTAGACAGCTGACAGGTTCCATCCACATCAATAACCAGAAGGTTAAAGCCAGGAATGGCATTCTCTTCATTACGATAACCGTTCATCACTTTATGGGTAAGCCAGTGAAGATCAGGCTGATTTACCAGTCTGTGCAGTTGATCGAATGGTACGTCTTTAGGTACGAAACCAGTGGTTAAATCCTTGCTGTATGACAAGATCATCTCATCAAGGTTAGTTGGTTTCAGAGATTCACCACTCAGGAATAAGATGCCATCAGTGTAGCTTCGCTTCACAATGATGTTGTTTTTATAACCATAGGCAATAGCCAGGTTAATCATCTCATCCTTCTGGTTTTTACCACCACGGAAGTAAGGCAGATCCTCATCCATGTCAGCCAGAGTAACGTCTGTGCCTACATCAGCTAAATACTTAGCTAACTTGGCATAGTTACGTTCAGGCGTAAGCAGCTTGGCAAAGGCTTCACCACATTCTTCAGTAAGCTTAATGGCGTTCTCCAGGTGATCCTGAGAGAGCACAGGTGAACCATCGACAAAGGCATAGGCAGCAGCCAACTTCATGCACTTGAAGAAACGGTTCTCCATTTCACTTTTCTGAATGGTTTGATACTCATTGTACTGTTTGCTTTTGGCTTCACAGTCCAGACGATACTGGATGATATTCTTCAGCACATCACGGGGGATGGTGATAGCTTTTCGCAGGTTGGAAATATCTGCAAGCTTCTCCAGTTTTTTACCCAGGTCAGTGATAAAGGTATCAGCATTGGCATCAAACATTTGTTTCAGGATATCGTCAGCAGTTATCCCTTCTGGTTTCTTGGCTTTCAGCAGGAAACCAAAGTGACAACGACGTGCATACCCCATTTCCAGCATGTCGTATAAACGACGCTCAGTTACATCCCCATCAAACAACTTGGTTGGTGTACCAAACAACAGCATGTTAGTTGGAGTACCACCTACAAGTTTCTCGTGGCGAACGTTTTCAGCAGATGACTTGATCAACTTATCTTTTACTAAACCAAGGTCATAGAGTTCCAGGAAAGTATCCAGTACCTCAGTTTGACCTACCAGGTTTGCACCGATTTCATCGATCTGTAAATTCACACCACCAGCGTTGCCCATAAGAAGCTTATGACGCATTTGCTTAACAGCTGGGGTAGTTGCAGAGTCAAAGCTAAACAGCAAGCTGCCTAAGCTTTCAAACTCTTTACGCACCTTCTCCAGCTCATCTTCTGGGTCAACCAGATTAGATGCTGTGGATTTACGTTGAGCACGTTTCTGAGCAAGCTCAAACATGTTCTGTTCAGCTACTGTAGGGAAAGTTACTTCCAGGAATCGTTCACGGAATCCTGCAAGCAATTCACGTTCGATCAGGCTGGTGGAATAGCCTTTACCAGTACCTGACGGAGACAGGTTCAGAGCGTAGATATTGATAGGCAGATCGTTACGATCATACCCTTTAATGACTGCTCGCATAGACGAGGCCATTACACCCCAGTAGTAAGCCAGAACTACCCTGAAAAAGAGTCGTTCCTCGTTAAGGGTTTTAGCATTGAGAAAATCAACGATCTTCTCACTGGTGGGATGATATTTCATCTCACTCACTGGTTTGATGGAGATCATACTTGTCCTTATACTTCGAGATGACCAGAACGAATTAGCTCATCTTTTTGTTTACAGATTGGAAAGGCTGGGCAGTATGCACAAGCTTTAACTTGACCAGGGTTATGCACAATCATACCCACGTTGCCATCATCAGCCAGACGCTTATAAGCTTCAGCTTCAGTGTCAAAATTTTTGGTTGATCGGGTCATGTTTGCTGGGTTCTTGTAGTACTTCCAGACCGGAGCATCACGCCATAACTCTTCATCAGTACATTCAGGAATGTCTTCGTCTTTGGCCTGTTTATACTTCTCATACAGGGCAATACGACCTTCAACATACTTCTGAGTATCTGCCACAGACATTAACTGATAACGTTTGGTTTCAGTCTTACGCTGTGGGTAGTTAGGGTTAGCTCTGGCTTGAGCACGTTGCCAGTCAGTAAAGATAAACTGGATAGACATTACATCTTTAGTAATGATATCTGGGTTAAGCCAGCGATAGATACTACCTTGCAGGGCATAGTCCAGATCCTTACTTCCCTTCATATAACTGAAGGTAGAGGTAGACTTAAAGTCCTCTAAGGCACCATTACCTACGAAGTCAAACTTACCAGTAACACGGTAACCCATGACTTCCTTTTCAGATCGGATTTCCATATACACTGGAATATCCCCAGCCTTTAATTCCCATGGTTTAGGGTTAACCTTAACCTTGGCAATCAGGTCAGGTGAGTAACCCAGCTTCTCCATAGCTTTGGGGAAGTTTTCAGGTGACCAAGCCAGTTCAATGCCCGAGTGGATAGCTGTACCCATGCGAGAAGCTACCAGGTCTTCCAGATCAGCTGTTTGCAGCTCTGGGGGAACACGGGGAGTCAGTATCAACTGACGGATAGGCTTTAGCAGTTTGGTTGCTGAGAAGGTTCCAGGGATATAATCATAATGATCAGTAGCTAGGAACACGGCCATAGATAACGGGATCTTAGTGTTGTTTGTGTAAATCATAACAACCACCCAGTAAGGTTTGTGATCAGTTTAGCTACACCAAAGTACATAAAGAATCCTGCTGTAGCACCCCAGGCTGCAAATGCTGCAAACACAAAGGTAGACATTAACTTAGTTAGCATTGGCTGATTCCTCACCCCACAAGGCTGCATACGCTGCCAGATCTTCAAAGTTATCCATCTTAAATTCACCCTGGTTTGCACGGACGATTTTCAGTAGGACTTGAATGAGCCACCCATCAGCCGGGGTAAGATCCTTACCACGAATCTTATTGAACAGCTCAATGACCAGTGGAATGGAACGTTCACCTTGGGCATTGTCATAGGTAACTGCACGATCCTCTAAATGCCCAGCAGCAGCCAGTAGTACCTTGTGGGCACTGACTGTTGTATCTACTGGTTTAGGTTTAAGATCTTCAAGTTGTGCTTTCAGGTCAGCTATGGCTTTTTCATACTTTTTAACCTGGCTTCCCCAATAAACTTTTTTGTGCTCTGCACAAGACATACCTAAGTAGTTCTTGGCTTCATGCAGACACTTTTCTGCATAAGCAAGAGAGCGTTTTAATGATCTTTTACTCATTTGGATTTCCTTTGCAAAGAATTCACAGAGTGCCCGGAAGGGCACCCCACAAAACACTTAAGCTTGACAGCTTAAGCATTCATCCTTAACAACCACACCACTTCGTGAGTAGACGTAGTAAACAGACAGGATTTCTTCATCCAGTACACAACGAGTCATTAACTCCGAGATCAGATCTTCTGATCCATCTTCAGGTACGAAGAAGTTCAGAGACTGGCCTTGGCAGATATGTTTCTGACGTAAGCTGGCACGACGTAACAGGACTCGCTGATCCATTTCAAAGGCAGTCTTAAATACCTGCTTCTCATGGTCATCAAGCCAGTCAACGTGTTGTACTGAGCCTACATGGTTAATGATATCGTTGATGGTTTCTGCTGAGTAAACTCCACGTTCCTGCATGAGTTTGTAGATCTCAGGCACGATACGACTGAGTTGCCCAGCAGCAGAGCTGGCTTCGAATACCATTCCAGGATCTGGGAACCAGGATTCAGATACACCACCCATTAACAGGGCTGTGCTCTTGGTAGGTGCAATGGCTGTACGGTGAGTATTACGTACACCATGGCCTTCACACCATTCTGGTTCACCCATGACTTCTGCCATCCACTGAGAAGCTTTAAGGCTTTCATCGTGGATATGTTTGAAGATCTCTTGGTCGATAAACTGAGCTTCCAGAGATTCGTAGGGAATACGCTTCGACTGGAAATAGGTACTGAGTCCCATTACACCTAAGCCAATTGCTCGGCCTTTGATGGTGAAGTCTCGTACTTTCTCTAAGCCCTCAATACCATCACTAACTTCAATGAACTCTGAGCACAAGCAGTCTAGGAAGATAGTGGAATAGAATACTGCCTTGCTGGTTTTAATCTTATCCCAGTGAACCAGGTTCAATGAGGACAGGATACAGCTATAGGTCAGATCCTTGGATGAATGCAGCATGATTTCGGTACACAGATTGCTCGCCTTAAGCATCAGGTCACGGTCTTTGTACATTGCAGGACGATGGCGGTTAGCCTTGTCGAGGAAGTACAGATAACCTTTACCTGTCAGCATTTTGACATGCACAGCATCTTCGAATCGTTGGTTTGCTTCTGCATCACCAGCTTTCAGTTTCTCAACGAAACTATCTTTAATGATCCAGCCATAGTTCTTACCATTGGGATCGGTCTTCAGTGAGTTAAGGCACTCATAGAAATCACCATGCTCGATATCGAGGTAGGCACCAACAGAACCACGTCTGTTACCTCCCTGGCTTACCTTGCTGGTACAAGTGAAGAAATCATCAATAACTTCCTTAGCACCATTGGCAACGCCACCAGTGCTGATCTTGGCACCACGAGGACGAATATCCGAGAAGTCTGCTGAAGTACCAAATCCATATTTGGACAGGATTGCAGTCTCTCTCAAGGCTGAGTAGAAGCCATCAATACTATCTGCCACCACCTGCCCTGAACAGGATACAGGCATACCACGATCGGTTCCTGTATTAGCCAGTGCTGGTGTAGCAGGTGACAAGATGCCATTCCACATAAGATCGAAGAATGCTTTTTCAAGTTCACCACGATAAAGCTGTGGTACATGACGTGCCAGAGTGTGTGCAATCTTCTGGTGACGTGCTCTTAATGAGCCTTCACTCTCGACGATGTATTTACTCTTGAACATTTGCCATGCTTGAGTTGTATACCAATCAGGGAGTAATCCCTGTGCTTGTAACTTCTTACGCTCGGCACTAAGTGCTTCGAACTCAGTAGCGACTGAAGTCTCTACTCCTGTAGGTTTAAACGACATACTTACTCTCCTGGTTTCAATAAAGCTGACAGATCACGGGCACCAGCTAGCTCATTAGCTAAGTTCTGGTTAAAGCCCAGTTTATGCTTGGCCCAGTTACGGGTGTACTGCAACTGAGTACCAGCAAAGAAATCTGCAAACTTATAAGAAGACAAGGAGGTATAGAACCAGCTGGAGATAACGCCTGATTCTTGCTCGAACATGTTCGGCATACCCAGACGATTAAGCACCACGTTCACTCGATCACGAATGAAGTGCTGCATTTCTTCTTTGGTTACTACACGAATGGTTTCAGGAGCCTTGGCAAAGATACGCTCAATCATGGCGAACTCATGATCATGAACATCTTTAGCCATTTTCCAGATAGCATCAGCTAATGCTTCCTGTTTGGCTTCATCCATATTGCCAGCTTCAATACGTTCCTTTTTACAGGTGTTATGAAGCCAGGCAGAGAACATACTGTGATAGTTCTCATCTTTGGCTGAACCGTCGATACCTGCCACAAAATGTGGGATCAACTTAAAGCCAGGACGGCTGAAAGATTTGAAGAATGCAAATGCTGAGAACAACATTACACCTTCAAGGAATGCTAACGCTGCTGTAGCTTCCAGAGCATCACCAGAAGACGCTTGTTCATCGATCCATGCAATATGCTTGGACAGGTCTTCGTCACGCTTCCAGGTGGTGTAGAACTCATCTGTAGCCAGATCCAGAGACTGATTAATCAGATCATAGAATGGGGCATGGGAGTTCAGCTCAACCATAGCGAATACAGCACAGGCACGTTGAATGTGAGGACGAGGGAACAGACGTTGAATACGCCCACCCCACATCTCTTCACCACCTATCATTAACTCATACTGAGTCAGAACAGTCTGGAGAGTGAGGATACCTTCACGTTCACCTTCAGTTAGCTTGTTGTGGAAATCACCAACGTCTTCCTCTACGCCCAGCTCTTCAGCAGGCCAGAAGATAGCCATTTGGCTAGTGGCTGCTTCGATAGCCTGGGGGTAGTCGATGACGTAAGACTCTGTTGGAGTCTCAATACGTGAGAGAGGTTTAGTCATAATTTACCCAAAAGAATATTGAGTTGGTTGAAAAGGGTAGTGAGCATAACTCACTTCCCCGGATTCTGTAATCTGGTTATTTAACCATTATGACTTGGTGAGTGCTGCCCAGCTAACTGGGAACAAAGGTTCCACAATAGCTGCTACAGCATGGGCCAGATCCTGAATTTCCTGCTGTGCATGGGAATCAGAACGCTTGTTGAAGAAGTTAGCAAAGGCCAACAGGTTGCCTGTCCAGATCCAGTTAACCATAGCACCTTGTGGTAAAACAAAACGTGCCTGCTCTGGTGCAACTCCATCTTCGATCATGCGAAGATAAGCAGCTACTGCTTTATCTGTTAGGCGTTTGTATTCTGCTTTCCAAATCTCATTATGAGGGTGGATACCAGCACTGCCCTGCTTGATTGAACCTTCTGGTTTCTGACGGAATTCAGGAATGAAAATCTCAGGGGTAACACTGATATAGCGACGAGATTCTTCATTTTCAACCAGCCCCTGCTTATGCTTAAAGCACTGGGTACGGATCGGGATCGGAGCTTTCATACGCAGCGAAATTGCAGTGTGGGCAAATGGTGTCCAGTGTACAGCTTGGTGACGAATACGTTCATAAAGCCATTCAGCTTCTTCTTTGCCAGAAGTAGAGTAGTTATCTGATCCCTCTTGGATCATGTTGATAATTACAGCTTTATCTTTGCTGGTTACGCCATTAGCCAGAAAACGGATAAGACTGGCATCCTGTTCAGGAGTAGTTACTTTCTTCAGTGGGCCAAATGAAATACGAGCTACATCTACTACACGTTGATCATCACCCATGTGATCGATGTACTCTGCTTCTTGTTGGATCATTATACTTACCTCAGTAAAGGGCTATGCTGCCCATTGTTTAAAAAACAGTTATCATGTCTGTATTCTTATACAGGAGACTCCCATGAATATTCGAACCACTAAGGTAGATGTGTATCTGGTTAATCCAGATGGATCACCAGCTACTAATTTACGTTTTTACGTTAAACCATTGCGAGCAAGCTTCTGGTCAACCTACCCAGGGGTTGCTATAGACGTGGAGCTTTGTGAAACTACGGATAACACAGGGCATTGTATTTTAGATCTTGTTGCTCTGCCTTATCCATATGAGCTTACCTATGATGACTCTGACGAGGCAGTCCCAGGTAGCTTCTTGTTCTATGTCCCGGATGTAGACTTTAAAGTTAATTTCCAGGATCTGATTGTTACCCGTGCTGATTCTCAGGATAAGTACGTTGATAATGCACTCAACCAAATCATTGATGGGGTTGCGAAGTGTAAACAGTATAGCGAAGTGTCTCAAGCAGCTTCTGTAGCTGCGAAGCAAGCGGAAGAAGCCATTGAGACACAAGCTCAAGTACTTGCACCACAGATCACACAAACTGAACAAATGTTAACGGAAGCTCAAGAAGCTTTAACTGAAGTTCAGCAAGCCAAATCAGACTTTGAGAGCACCAATGCTTCCATTGTTACTGCTGCTGGCATTATTCAAAATAGTGCTATTACAGGCAGATTACCCATCGGTGGATACACTCTATGGGTTGATGCTGATGGAGTTCTCCGTATTATTCAAGGTACACCTTCAAGTGATAAAGACGGTGTTGCTGTGGGATCTCAATCATAACGGGTAATTTTGATAGCGTTATAGTAAGATCTTCCATTAAGATTAAATTAGTAAATCTATTTTGATGGGAGATCTTCTATGTCTTGTAATTGCACTAATCAATGCAAATGTGTTGATCCGTGTTCAGATTCCCAGATTCGTCGCATTGTTGATGATGCTGTAGCAGATCGTGTAGAGGACATGGAAGGACTTGCTTCCGATGCTCAAGGTTCTGCAACTGCTGCTGAAAACTCTGCTACTCAGTCTGCACAATCTGCTACTCAGTCTCAGCAATTTGCCACAACTGCTGGTAATAATGCCACATCAGCTGCTCAGTCAGCCCAGCAAGCTGCTGTATCTGCTACTGCGGCGGCAGAGTCTGCAACGGCTGCTGTTCAGGTTACTACTGGTTTAAAACAAGTAGCAGATGAGCTTACTGATACTGCGAATCGTTTAGGCGATAAAGTGGATGGAGCTATTCAAGCTGCTGTAGATGCAGAAGCTGCGGCTCAAACTGCTTCCACTGCTGCAAATACAGCAACTACTGCTGCCACCAATGCTGGTATTTCAGAAACTGCGGCAGTAGCAGCAGCTACGTCAGCATCAGGCTCTGCGGATACTGCCACTCAAGCAGTTAATACAGTTACCTCTATTGCTGCCCAAGTAAGTGCTGATAAAACACTTATTGATAGCACTGTTGAGGACTTTCAAACTTTAGCAACTGATTCAACAGCTACAGTAAATGCTGCTGCTCAGGCTGCACAAACAGCTCAACTAGCAGCAGAGGCAGCTCAAGCATCAGCACAAACCAGTGCTAGCACTGCATCGGCTAATGCTACTACTTCTACAGAAGCATCAGAGACGGCTACTCAAGCGGCTACTCAAGCAGAGGCTTATGTCGTTGCAGCACAAAATGGTATTACTGCCTATGCCAATGAAGCTGCAATTCTTGCAACCACCCCAACACAGAATCAAGTAGCTTATGCTGCTGATACTATGGTGCTGTATAGCTTTGATACAGTAGCTGGTTCATGGACTAATCTGGGTGTTACTTATAACAACTGGATTAAAAACCTCAAGAACTTGGATACTGCTCTGAACTCTGCCCTGCTCACTTGGCAGGATGTTGCAGGGATTACTCGTAATACCTGGGCTGGTATCGAGGACAAGGTTAAGAACTCAAATGCTGCAATGGCTTTTGCCACTGCTGATGCATTGCTTGCTTATACCCCCACTACGGCTAATGTTCTTGCCTATGATACCCAGTTGGGTGAGTACTATTACTGGAATGGTACAGCGTGGGCTAAAGCAATTTACCAAGAAAAAGTTAACACGATTAATAACAGTCGTTTAGCTATTCTGGGTACAGGTGCTAACTTGTTCAATAAATCTAGCATAACGTCTGGTTACTACATTAATGAACTTACAGGTAATCCCGTTGCAAATGCTTCCTATGGGTATTCTGATTTTATTGATGTAGAAGGTGGGGCTACTTATGCGAGTTCTGCAAGTACTCGTGTGGTTTCATTCTATGATGCGAACCATGCCTACATTGGTAATGTAGTTTCTACGTTTACTTTTGTTGTCCCAGCCAATGCTAAGTACATTAGAGTATCTATTCTGCTTACAGCAGTAGCTACTTATATGCTTAACAAAGGTTTAAGCATCCTTAACTATCAAGATTACCAGTTGACCATCAAAGATAAGGCAGCGGGTAACTTAATCAATCTGTATGGTACTCTTGGTTTCAAACCAGGTAAGAACTTACTGAATCCACTCACTTTTAAAGAGAGTGTTCATTTAAGCACTACGGGCACTTTGATCACTGATGCTGACTTAACCACTGGTGTTACTGATTTTATCAGTATTAACCCACTGTTAAGTTATGTGGTTAACCGTCAGTGGCGGGCTGCTGCTTATTATGACAGTACCGGGGCTTTCATTAGCACTCAGATTAATGCTGGCTGGCTGAGTACGCCTATCCAAACTTTGGTGATTCCTTCTAATGCTGCCTACATGCGCGTGGAAGTAGCCCGAGCTACCGTTGCTTATACTCAAATTGAGCAAAACACAGTATCTACTGGTTTTGAAGCATACAAACTTAAGGCTCCTACTACTTTCGGTGTAACTGCTGTGGAGTATGCACCAACAGTTACCTTAGATTCCTTAGGAATTTTTGGCCCTGGTGCTAACTTATTTAACAAATCAACGGTTAACTTTGGGTATGTGAATGAGTGGGGTTCTATTATGAACACTACCTCATACAAATTCTCAGAGTTAATTAAAGTGCTCCCTGAAACCCAGTATACTGGATCAGGTACTATGCGCTTTGTCAGCTTCTATGACAGTAACAAAACGTTCCTGAGTACGGTAGCTAACGTAAGTACCTTTACAACCCCAACTGGTGCTGCTTATGTTCGTTTGAGTATTGCAATTGCAGTAGTAGATACCTTTACCCTAGCTAAAGGTGCTGGTGCATTGCCTTATGAAGCATATAAAAATGTGCTTAATGCTCAGACTCCTGACGGTCGTGCAGTAACTGTACCAGGCAGCTTAGTAGACAGCTCTACTATGGACTTTGATTTTGTAAATCATGGTTTATTTGTACTGGGCAAAAATAAGTTCAATAAAGACACAGTTAACTCTGGTTTCATTAATGAATCAGGTTCTATCCAGGCGTCAGATACCTATCAGTATTCTGACTACATTGCTGTTACTCCAGGTCAAGCTTATGTGCTTAATACTGGTGCTCGCTTTATTGCTTATTACACTTCCACTAAAAGCTTCGTGAAATCCGATGCAAGCAGTGGTTCTGCTTTACTCAATTTCACAGTCCCGGATGGTGTGTACTATGTTCGCATCACTATCACCAATGCAAAAAATAGCATCCTGCAAGTGGAGGAAGGTACTACATCTACTGAGTATGCAGACTATGGTTACTACTTGATAAGTGAGACTCCTGACGGGGCACCTATTAAAGTAACCAGTGATGACTCTTCAAGTAAAGAAGTTACCCCAGCTTCCTATGGTTTATCTCGTTTACGAGAAACGCATATGCGGTTGGATCGTTTAGCTTACAACCAGAATCAACTGTTTGTATGGGCTATGCTTGGGGATAGCTATACCCGTGGTGAAACACGTTATGCTTTAAAATGTGCTCAACGCCTCTGGAGTAAATTTGATGGTAAAACCATCAATGATATTGTACCGCCTGAAGGGTATGGTTGGCGTTCCTTTGGGTTTGATGCTAACGGTAATAACTCTGATATTGTGGGTAGCCCATTTACTCGTAGTGGGTTCACCTGTGCATACAATACTGGACATGGCCCTGATATCTCATCTGTATCAAGCTCTACTGTGGGGGCATATATTTCTTATGCCTATGACTTTACTTTAGGCTTAGATACGTATCTGTTTGCTGAAGGCGGCTCTGGTATCATTTCTTACATTGGTACTGGAATGTCCCAGGCTACTCAGATCGACCTGTCTGGTTATGCTTCTGGAATGCAAATCATTAAACTCGATTTGCCAACTACAGGCTCAGGTACTGTCCGTTTTGAGGTGGTGTCAGGCTCTGTTACCCTGTATGGGGTTAACATTGTTAAACCAGATGCATCTGGGGTTATCGTCCATAAAATGGGTGGTAGTGGTGCTAACTCCAACCATTGGGTTAATGCTATGGATGCTCGTTGGAGGAAAGCTCTGACTTCTTTAGCCCCTAACCTTGTTACAATCATGCTGGGTACTAATGATCAAGGTGGTGCTATGGCACCTGCTACTTTCAAAAGTAACCTTCTGTTCATGATTGATACTGTACGGGTTGCTCGGCCTACAGCAGATATTATGCTTATTTGCCCAGCTGAAAATAATCGCACTAACAGCATCCCAATGACCACTTATGCTGATGTCATGTATGACATTGCTAAAAATGAGCGTGATGTTGCATTCCTTAACTTGCAAGATAGTTTCGGTAAGAATGCTTCGGATTATGCTTATGGGTCTAACCGTCCTTGGATGATCGCTGATGGTGTCCACCCAGATCCAAATACAGGTGGCTATGCCATTGCAGCAGCAATTAGTAAAGCTCTGCTAGGATCTGCTTATTAACTTATAAGCCCCTTCGGGGGCTTTTTTATATAAGGAATTTAGTATGAAAATGTCTAATGAAGGGCGCAAAGTAACTAAGTATTTTGAGTCTTTAAAGTTACGTGCATACCCTGATCCTGCTACTGGAGGTAAGCCTTGGACTATTGGCTATGGGCACACTGGCCCTGATGTTTACCCTGGTTTGGCAATTTCACAAACCAGAGCTGAACAGTTACTTGATGCTGACCTTGCTAAAGCTGAAGCAGAAGTAAACAAGTATGGTCATAATCTTACTCAAGGTCAGTTCGACTGTCTGGTTGATATGGTATTCAATATGGGATCTGGTTTTATTCGCCCTGATAATATTAAGGGTGACTTTGATGACTTTGTAGCATCGGGTAATAAAGTTGAAATGCGTAAACGCATTCCACAATTCCGTATGGCTAATGGTAAAGTCATGAAAGGGCTGGTACGTCGTCGTGCTGCTAACCTTGCTCTTTGGGATGGCAAGTCAGGCGATGAAGCAATTAAATTGGGGGTAGCTGCTGCATGAAACTGGTAGAAAACTGGAAGTCAGCATGGAAGTGGTATTCTGTGCATATTATGGTAGTGATCGTTGCACTTCCTGAAATTTGGGGATACTTCCCCCAGGAGTTCAAAGATTCACTGCCTCCACATGCTCTTGCTGGACTGACAACTTTCCTTGGTATTTCAGCGATTGTTGCTCGTCTGGTTTCTCAGGAGAAACGTAATGATCAAGGATCTAATTAAACAGTACGCTGTTTTGTTAGGTTCTGTTCTGGCCCTGGCTTTACTTGCCGGGGCTTGTTACTTAACCTATGTTGTAACTGATAACCACTGGTCTGCTAAGTATTCTGGTTTAGAGCAAAAGTATAGTGATGCTTCTGCCAAAGCTACTGAGGAGGCCAGAGTCAAAGAATGGGAGTACCAAAACAATGTTGATGCAATCGCACAGCAAGGGGCTAAAGACCTCGCACAAGCTCGCTCTGATGCTGATAGTGCCAATGCTTCTATTGGTAGGTTGCAGCAACGGATCAACCGTTTACTTGCCGACACCAGCTCCGAAGATTCCAGCACTACCCAAAGAGGCAAGACAGCCAGAGAAGCCCTCGATCTGCTTGCCAACGTGCTCGAAAAATCTCTCGAACGAAACAGACAGTTGGCTGACTACGCCGACAAAGCCAGTAGTGCTGGATTCACCTGTGAAAAAGCCTACGACTCCATCCAATCAGGCAAGTAATACTAAGTTGGTTTATTTCGTATAAACCAGTAGAATGATGTACATTAACTAGACTTTTCATGAAGAGGAAACACCTATGTCTAAAGTCCCCTCTATCGGTGCTGGTGTTATCACTACCGATGATGTGCTGGCACAAGGCTATGACTTCGTCCCCCTGTTTCAGGGTGGTATGGCTAAAGTGCCTGCTGATGTAGCCGCTGCTCAATCTAAAGATATCACTGGTGCTGCTTATACTAAGCCAGCAGCTCTGAGTCTGACCACTGATCTGGCTGCTACCAAAACTGTTGCTGAAGGTGCTGCCCTGGAACTGAAAGTAGTTCCTGCTGGTGGTGTTGCACCTTATAGCGTTACCTGGTTTAAAGGTGGCTCTGCTGTCCAGACCCTGGGTAGTTCTACCCTTAACCTGGGTGCAGCTACTCTGGATATGGCTGGCTCTTACCATGCTGAGGTCTATGACGCAGCTGGTAAAGAGATTCAGTCTACTACCTGCGTAGTGACTGTCACCGCAGCTGGTGGTTAATAATTACCAGCATGAATAAGCCCCCATTTGGGGGCTTTTTTATTACCCTGTTAAACCTAAAAGGTTATCAGGATCCTTTACCGAAGTGTCTTTGATAAAGGCAAAAGGTACGATTATCTTTCCGAAGTGGAAGGCACTAGGACTTTCCACCAGCTTATTTGCACGGAAAGTGAGTGAGCCATTATTTCTGAAAAAGATAGTTACTTCAGCTGGAATTTTGTCTGTCATAGAGAGGCAATCCTGTGAGTTGCAGCCCTGATACGACTAATGCGGTTAGTATGCACTACCTCATTTCTGTCATACCCTCGGGCATTTCTACGAATGGTTGCATACTCAGCCTGTACAGCAGGATTCTGAGCACGTTTCTGAAGGATCTTGGAGCATTTAGAATGCACACGTTTACTACGTTCGATCCCACATATTGGACAGATGTTAAAGGTTGAACTGATGATCATGGTTTCAGTACAGCAATGATATCTTTGACCACTTCTCGTGATTCAGCCTTAGCTGAGATGCTACGAGTTGCAGTTAATGGGTGAATGTCAAAACCAGCTTTGGTGTAGAGATCAACTAAGCGTGGGGCACTGCTGTTTGTAATGACCACTCTTGCACCTCTGGCTTTAAGCTCAAGAGCTTTACCTACCAGACGCTTCTGATCTCCCCACTTGAAGCTGGTGCCACTGTAGCTTGTGAACCCCTGATGTTTAGGCATTGGCTCATAAGGTGGATCACAAAATACAACATTACCTTCTTGAGCAGTGTTCATAAATAACATGAAGTCTGTGTTTGCTACTGTTGGTTTCAAACCAGAATTAATGAAATCTCTGAGTTCCTGTTCAGGGAAGTAAGGTTGTTCTTTCTGGCCCCAAGGAACATTGAATTCCTTTTTCTTGTTGTAACGACACAGGCCATTAAAGCCAGTACGATTGAGCACCAGGAAGAACACAGCTTTAGACAGGGAATTGAACTTGCCACTGTTAAAGTTAGCTCTGAGCTGATTGTAGCGAGCTTCTGAGTTACACCACTCATGGAGTTTCTTTGCCTGGTTCAACACATAATCACCATTATGGATGAGGGCTAAGTAGAGCTGGCATAAATCAGGATTCACATCATTGATAGCCACCTTATCGAAACCAGCATTCATAAATACTGATCCTGCACCCACAAAAGGTTCAATGAGACGATTACCAACTAAAAATGGTTGGATTTGAGGAAGCTGGCGATACTTGCCACCTGCCCATTTCAAGAATGGTTTCATTTGAGTACCAGTGTTAACAGAGTCAGAACAAGGTCATTGGCTTGGTAAGCCAGCCACCAGAAAGCAATTAGCAGTATTGCTAATATGCTCCATACTTTTCCGCGAAAGCTCATAATAGTTTCCTTAATAAAAAGCCCTCCGAAGAGGGCTTGAGGTTACTTAGGTGAACCTGTGTAGGACGTCTTGCCTTCAAACAGCCTTTCTACATACTGGAAGATCTTAATCCCCAGATAGGCAGATGCTGAAGTGAATATGGGTTGCGTAATCCCAGTAGGCAACTGACTTGCCACTACAGGGTAGGCATCCCATGCCAAATAGCCTGCGAGTAGAGCTGCTGACATTTCTGTAGCCGCTGCAACGAAGGTTACCTGACCATAGCGTAGGATTCGTCTCCCAACGGAGATTGCACCACTGACAGTACTAATCAGGAGAGCACCCAGTAGCTGAACATAAAAGTTCTGTTGCTGGTCTGGGGTCATGACACTACTCCAATTCACTTACATGAAATGGATTGTAACGTTAATTTACTTTGAATGCTCAGAATTATCTGACCATAAACTAGCAAATTTGGCGTTGATCGCTTTCATGAACCCTTTCTGGTTATGGTTACGAAGACGTAGACGACTAAAGTTAATCTCATGAAGACCTTTAGCAATACCTTTAAGGTTCTCAACAAAGATAGCCTTATCAGGTTCTTCTTGAACCAGTGTGACTTTCTGGTTTAGAAAGTACAACTGACCATTAAGCAACGTCCAGAAACCAGTGCATTGATACACACTCTCAGCCACTGGAGCACCCATAATCAACTGGCTTGCCAGTGAAGTGAGACTCTCAGGGCAATCAAGGTATAACCCTGCTTCTGGTTTAAGGTATTTGAGTTCAATGGAAAGTTTTACCATGGATCCTCTACGCTAAACTTGGGCACCAAGATTGAGCAGACATTAGGTAGATACTTTCTGACTTTGTTAATGACAGATTTGTCATCATCGATCAGGAAAATTTCTACTTTATCCATTGTGGTCAGAGCACCCATACAGAACATTGGGATCAGTGACAGCAATGCTTCCAGTTTGAAGTTAGCTGCACTTCCCCCCAGATTTTCACTCCGGTTATGGATCAAGTCGAAGATGAGTCCACCTTCTTCTTTGAAACGATCATTTGTTTCTTTATCCAGAACCTTACTACGGTTAGACAAGCTAATCAGCACTGAATCCTGATTAACCAGTGATTTAACCATCTCAATACCTTTATGGTTCAAAGGCTCTAAGATCCAGGCTTTATGCCATTCGAGCCAGTCATGCTGGTTTGAGGGGTCTTTAGGGATGTACTGCTTTCGAAACTCACTGTTACCGTTTAGGACTCCGTCCAGGTCACAGAAGATCAGTCTACGCATGTGATGCCTCTTTTTGTTTTAGCTTATCCAGTGCTTTAGCCACAAAGGGCTTTATATCATTCTCTGCAAGGTTGTTAGGCAGAGTGATAGCATTGGCCCAGTTGGGATAATACAAGTCCAGTTCAGCTGGCAGGGGGATTCGTGGATCAGCAATTTCAGGTAAACCTTTCCATGCCATACACTCGATCAAGTTGTCATTAACAAACTTGATTACCCTCACGTTATTACGCATCAGCACATAGATGGCATCATGAATTAAAGCCACAGGCAGAATGTCATAACGGAACTCTGAAGCCCACACACGCTCCATAAACTCATTAGCAGCACGGTTGGTTAACAGACCATAGGACTGACCCGAGATAGCATTGCCTAAGGTACGTCCCTCAGCTTCAGCTTCACGTAGCGTCTTGGTGGTATCCAGGATCGAACGTGCAAGGAGCGGGGTACGAATACGCAGCCCAAAGGCAGCAGTGGCATAGCCATCATTACAGGCTTGTCTAATGCGTTCTTTAACCCATTCACCAGACACAGCATAGAGTGCATGGAAACTGGCTTCAGTTTCTTTAGCTTCTTCTTCAGAGAAACCACAGTTCTTAACCAGAGTAATCCAGGTGCCTTGATACTGAAGTGCAAAGCTTGGTGCTTTGGACTTATTACGTAGTGGGTAGTATGGGTGATCCTTCTCAGCTATCTGGTTTACAGAAGCTGGATCATTAATGTCGATATCCGGCATTAACTTGGCTCCCCAATAACCCACAGCACGTAATGAGTGACCGTCGAAGCCATCCGTAAACACTTTGACCTTGTTAGGATCTTGCGTTAACAGTGCGTTGATACGGTCTTCCAGAGCATTAAAGTCTGCTCCACCGAATACCCAACCATCAGGTGCAGCAAAGCATTTCTTGATGAGTTTACCGAAGGTACTCCCAGAAGGCAGCTGCTGTAGGTTTGGATCCGATGAGCTTAATCGCCCTGATACTGTACCCCCCAGGTTGAAGTTACCATGTAGGTAAGATCTTCCATTACCTTTGTTAAAGGCATTTTTAAAGGTGGGTATAAAGCTGGTGAGAATCTTCTCACCATCCCCAAACTCACGAAGAGTTTTGAGTACTATTTTTCCACTTTCAGTAGCATGGTTTTCTAGCTTCTTAAGTGTTGCACCAGCCGTAGATGGTTGCTTGGTTTTGGTTCTGTCCAGTACAGGAAGTTTCATCACTTCATACAATAAAGTGATCAGATGGTTGCCACTATTCGGATTGAATTTCAGATGACTGAAAGCACTGAGAGGGTACTGTTTAGTCTTCAGAGTAGCATTCTTAGCTTCCATTGCTCTGGTTTGAATAAGCATTTCTGCTTTCTGAACCAAAGGATGGGCATACAAAGTTTTAAGGCTTCGATCGTGCAATTCCTGTAATTGCTTCTCTGCCTTATCCACCATAGCAGGGATCATAGGCATACCAGTAAGCTCAATCTGAGTGATTGTCTTCTGGCTTGGCATCATCAGATATTTATACAGCTCAAGCTGCATATCACGAACCATAACAGGGTAATACTTGTTATAGACGTACCAGGTAGACATGGTATCGATGATGTTATAGCGAAGCAGTTCAGGCAGGGGGATTACCAGGATATTGGTAATATCAGACATAGCCCAGTTACCTGCAAACTCGTGAGCAAGTTGTTTCAAGCTCAGTTCATTTTTTGCAGTATTGTTCAAAGCGAGATAAGCAATGATGCGAGTATCATCACAATCTCGATAGAGATAATCCAGGCCACGCAGTAAACCTTCATTATCCAGGGGATCTTTCATCCAGAGGTTATAGATCAGGACTTTGGTATCAAAGTTAGCCCTGTGGAATTTCAGGTTACCCTTATATTCCTCAAAGAATTTACGGAGCTTAATACGAAAGCCTTCGTTAAACCAACGATAGTTTTCCCCTTCACTTACTGCAAGGTCACAGGTAAATGCTATACCGCCTGTGTTATCAGGGCTGAAAGCAATAGTACCAATGCCAGCAGTAAAGATATCAAGACTAAAAGTTTCGATATCACAGGTCAGCTTAGGATAGGACATTAACTTGGCAAATGCCTCGTCAATTTCCTTCTCAGTCTGGGGATACAAGGCCCATTTCAGGATATCAGCACCCAAAGCTTTGTAGCTATTGGTTACCTTACCTGCTAAGGCTTGCACAGACATTTCCAGCTTATCTGCCTGGTTTGGGTTATAGAGTAGAGCCTGATAGTTAATACCTACCAGTATCTCAATATCCTCATACCCCGGTATTGAACAGGGAGTGCCATAGCCGATCATTGCATCGATCTTGGCATTCTTAACCAGACACTTAAAGTAAGTGGAGTCAGCACAGTAAATGTACTTAACACCCATCTTCTTAAGCTGGGGGAGAATTTTAGCCAAATAATCCTTACAGAACTTAGCTGGTGCTTTGCCATTAGATTCATACTCTAGCGAAAACGCCAGAATATTCTCTTTGGCATAGCCAGCTTCGACTAAAGGGTTAACGTAGTGACGCTCAATCTGATCCTGATAGAAAGCAGACTCTTTGATGAGTATTGCTGTCTCGAATTCAGGTTTATGAGCGAACATTATATGACGCATAGCCTACCTCTCTAGTGGCATACGAAAGAAGAGGGGCCGAAGCCCCTCGGTACTACTTAAGCCAGGTTTTCAGTTCATCACTGACTTTCGGATCAAGCCCGAACGCCTTTGGCCCTTTCTTACGAGAGGACATGAAGAACTGAAGTTCCCCTGCTGCATCTTTGGTGTCAGCACGGTTACTTTTGGCTTTAGTCTCTTTGAAGACACGGTACAACTCTTGTGCCTGCTCTTTGACTGTCATGGCTTTACCTTCTGGTTTAGCTTTTGGAGTTTCAGCAACAGCTTCCACTTCTGGTTTAGTTGGTGCTGCTCCGTTAATGATTTCCATCAACAGATCAACGTCACCCTGGGTAAAGCCCAGCTTATCCCAGCCTTTCTTAGCACGTTTCTTGCTGTCAACAATGTTGTTAGCCAGAGTCCGTGCCTTAGCCAGATCCCCTTCGACATATGCGGATTCAAAAGATTCAAACAGTACATCAAGTTTGGACTTTTTAATCTCAGGGGCAACGTCTGGAGCTGGCTCCTTCAGATCAGCAGCCAATACTGGTGCTGCTTTTTCAGTAGGAGCTGCTTCTGTCAGATCAGACTGTTCCAGGGTTTCCTTAACCAGATCTACTTTTACTTCTTCAGCTTTCGCTGCTTCAGCATTTTCGACCTTGGTGTATGTCACATTACTGCCATTGTGTCCACCCACTTCCACCAGCTCAGTGATACCCACATGAGCACCACGCAGAACTTTGTTCAGTAGCTCTTTACCCTCTGGGATAGACGAGATAGAGCCACCACTGTTGACGTGGGTACGCAGACTTTCAGGCAGCACAGCAAGGATGTGATACCCACATACCCTCATTTTAGTGTGGCTGTATTCTGGTACAGCAAAGACGTCTTCAGGACGTACTTTAGCCATCACAGTGACGTTACCAGAGAAGCTGCTGAGATAACCCAGGGAAGCTACGTGCAGACCGTTAGAACAGTCCTGACGTCGGTTAGGATCAACCAGACCTGGTTTCATGAAGACATAGGAACCCACATTCTGTTTGATACGTCCAGAGTGTACATCAACGAAAGTGTTCCCACTTTGTTTCAGACGTTTGTAGATAACGATACAGCCGTCATCTGCAATAGGAAGATCACCATATTCGATGAACTTCATCAGGTCTTCAGCAGAGTGTCCACGATCTTTCAGGACAGGTTCCAGTCGATTCAGGAAGTTTACGAAACCACGGAAATCCTTCAGCTTACTTGCTGCTTTCATCTGAGATGACAGCTTGTGAGCATGAGGAATCACACTACCCGTCTGAGTGTTGACTGCCACAATGGTATCAGGATCCTCATCCGTGATTGGTTTGTGGAACTCAGGATCATCAACAGTACTGCCTTTGCCTGCAAGCTCACGCATACGGGCAGTAGCCAGTTCGATTTTCTGATCGTTGGTGAGTTCTGCTGGTTTGGTTACCTCAGCTACAGGGGCATCAACTACTGCTTCTACAGCCGCAGGTTGAGCCTCCAGAGCATAAGTGGTGTCGTCTGCTTCTTCGACATCCAGAATGGTCTGGCCTGGTTTAATACCCAGTTCCAGAGGTGAGATGTGTGCAACACTTTCATCCACCTTTTCAGGGGATTCAGTGTCGATGAACTTTTTGATGAAACTTTTGGCAACACGGAAGAACTTGATAAGTCCCCCAGTGCCTTCTTCAGTTTCTTTGAACTCATTGCGTACCTTGACAGGTTCTGCAATGTCTACAACCGCAGAGCCATCCACAGGGATGTACTTCTTGGCTGTTTCGACGATGATCGGCAAACGAGGATCACCCTGTGCAATGGTCACAGTACTGCCATCCTCTAAATAGAGGACAGCATTCTGAGCATCGACAGAGATTCCTACGATGGTCACTAGTTTTTTCATGATTTAGTTCCGTTTTTGAGTGCACTTAAAACGATGGTTTTCAGAGCAGAAGCACGCTCTGGGTATTGAATGAGCCACTGAAGGACACTTCCGTCACCATGCCCAAGGGCACGTAACATAGGGTCTTTACGCAGCACTTTCAATTTCTTGATAAAGGGTAACTCTTCCAGCCTACCCCGCATGATGGTTTGGATAGGATCCCAATTTTCATCTGCGTTGAGCTTCTCATACTCTTCTGGAGTATAAGCATAAACAGCCACTGTAGACGGAGTAAGGCTGAGAATACGCTCAAAGTAAGGATCGTACCGTAGCTTCTCTAAACCAGGCAATTTAATGCCAAGTTTAGTACACAGCTTGATATCCTGAGATGAGATACGATGCTGAGTAGCCAAGGCTTTCTGGCGTTCTTTGGTGACATACTTTGCAAATGCTTTGCTTAGTACCACTTGCTTAACACGCGGTATAAAGTAAGCATCTACATCGATAGCACCACGATTTTCAGCCATACGACGTTCGATACCATTACGAACAACTACCCCATCGAACAAGTCTTCTGGTGTAGCATCCTTCAGATGAACAAAGCTTCCCAGCATATCCCCACAGATATCATCAATAGAGATGAAATACTTAGGATTCTGGTTTACCTGGCTTGGCTCTTTACATGAAGTAATCTCGCCTTTATAAACCCAGTTACCATTCTTCAGGTAAGCAGAGACAGTACCCAGATTATTGCCTGGTTTTTCAGCTTTAATCTTCGCTTTTCTCTCACGTTTTTCCTTTGCTTCGAGGATTTCCTGATAGGCAGGATCCCAGGCTACCCCTGGGGTTAGATCCACTACAGTAAACCCAAGCTTTTCCAGCCTTGCAGCAACAGCAGCAATTTCAGGAGCTTTAGCTCGTGGATCCACTTTCAGTGCCCATGCAGCATTGGAAGTCCCTTGCACATATCCGGTATATGCAGACTTGCTCGCAGCAATACCTTTTAAACGAGAAGTGAGAAACACTACCTGGTTTTCAAGGTAAGTTACGATCTGAGTTCCAGAGAACGGGATACGACGCATAAAGCCGTCACTATAGACGTTACGGCCCCACCAGGTATTTTCCTGGGTACTAAAGCGTAAACTCTTAACGGAAATAAAATCAGCTCCAGCAATACCTCGCATAATACGTTTGATGGTATGTTTGCGAAGGAATGCATAGATAGCTTCCCGGGTTCTGGCCCTGCCAAACGTAGTAGTCTTACGTAAGTCCCACAGAGCCTGGTTAACATGTACCCAGTCTGGCTTAGTAAACTGGTATAACTTTTTGAAGCCAACATGTTCAGCTTCTCTGAGTTCTTTCCAATACTTCATACGAATAGAGGATCCCAGGTTACTACCCAGATAACGTCTGACTACAGTAGGCTGAATTTCCTCCAGAATGTTAACAGGACTGCCGATAGCAGGTTGCCCTTTGGAAAACTTACCTTCACGCATACGTTTGCAAGTAGCAGCGATAGAAGAAGGGATCTGAGCAATGATATCCTTCTCCATGGTTGCAACGAGTTGTACACACAGATCAGTTAAACCGTCTTCAGTCAGCTTCTGGCTGGACAGGGCTTCACGAGCTGGAGTTAATGCCAGAGTATCAGGAGCTGCTTGAACCAGCAAACGTTGAATACCAACGATCTCCATAAACTCTGAGAGCATCCCAGTAGCTTTGCTGGTGGCTTCTGTAAACAGCATTGGGTAGATGACAGCACCGTAACGCACAAAGATTCTGTGGTTACCCATGTACTTGTTGTACCAAACATCATCATCTGTGTTCCATGAACCAGGTTCCTGGGACATACCCAGTTTATCCATAGGCTCAAATTCGCCACCCATCCAACTGAGTTCTGCATTCATTTCACCATGCATAACCAGATACTTCAGATAGGTATGGGCTGTCTGAGCCTGATCCAGAGTTAAACGGAAGCTGACAGTTAAACCAGAGCGGGTAGTAGGGACGCTAACCATAGGTGTAATACCTGGTTTGCCTTGGTTCTCCACTACTGAACGAGCCATGTTATAGACTGTCTTGGTTCCGTTGTATTCAGAGGTTACACGGAAGGCGTCCACAAGCGCCCAGGGAGCTTTACTGCCTAAACCAAAGCCACCAGTAGTCTTACTATCGTTACGCTTGGTGGAAGCACCATAGGTGCCATAGATTTGGGCGATCTTCTCCGGGGGAATACCCAGACCACTATCTTGAATGATCAGTTCACCATCAATAGTGATGGAGATCTTCAGGGGTTGATCGGTAGTGCCAGCTTCGATATTAGCATCCCATGCGTTGCACAGAGGCTCACGAATAGCTGCCAGCAGCTGGTTTGAATACAGGTTAGATGACAGCATCATCAGAAATGCAGCATCCTCTACCATAGACACAGCGAGAGTTTCCCCAGCACCCAGAGAGGCAGAGGTCGATTTGTTTTGCATATCCGCAACTTGCATTTGAATATCCTCAAGTAAGATTTACTAAGACTTTTAATAAGAAAAAGCCAGAATAAATCTGGCTTATTTGTTAGACAGTTTGATTTAAGGCTTCAATACCTTGTGGAGTAAGGTGCCAGCCATACATCTGATTAAACTTGATAAGGCCAGCTTTAGCTAAAGCAGAGCCTGTACGGTTTTTATTAGAACGAGGGGCAGTACCAGACTTAGCCATCTTGAGGAAGACGACTTGTTGCTTCGAGAGCGGCATTTCTTTTCCTTTCAAAACGTAGGTTTTTGAGTCCTCCCGGATAGCTATCAGCTATTCGTCTGGCAAGACGATGGGAGATATTAAAGTGAGCTTCGGCCTGTTCCAGCGTGTGATCAAAGAGATAATCCAGGATTTTAATTCTGGTTTCATCTCTGATCTCTTTACGCAATTCAGAAAGTCCAAGCACCCTGATTGCAGAGTCTATTGAATTAACAGATCTTCCCAAACAGACAGCAAGTCTTTTAATGGGCATACCACGTAGGTAATTATCAATCAGGAAGCTTTTTTCTTCTTTAGTCCATGGCCTCCTAATTGATGAGGCCATTAGTCAGGCTCTTTAGGCAGCTTGCTTGCCATAGCTTGCAGGGTGAACACAGCCATATCGGATGCCTGATCATCACTGATTTCAGTTAAATCAAAGTCCCAGGTTTCATCCCACTCTTCAGCGATTCGTTGAACTTCACCTAGACCAGCATTCACCATGTCTTTGGTAGGTTCTACCCAAAGCTTTTCCAGTTGATCAATACGATCCAGCAGAGCTGTGATCATTACTGGTGAAGTGAGTTCACGCCATTGACTGATAGCTGTAACACGCTCATCCAGTTTCATGGTTTGAGTACTCAATGCCTGTTCAGCTTCTGGAAGCAGCTTACGGAGACTTTGCATAACATCTTTAACTACTGGTTTCATATGATTGATCCTTTGTTAACTCCAATGCTTTCCATCGTTTTACGACGTTTAAACATTGAGATTGCTTTTGCATGTTCTTTACGGAATTCTACGATTTGCTCTGAAGATACCGAAATGGGTTCATCATGAGTTTTTAATCCTAGTGACCTGATGGTTTCATGCATAGCTTCAGGCAGAAGGACATAAAAGTCAGATAGACTGCCACTATTAGCTACGAGATCTCTCAGTAGGTATTCGTAGTAATTACCCTCAAGTTCTTCCATTTGGCGTAACTGATCATACCGTTCGTCAAAGGCTTCACATAATGAGGGGTGTAATTGAATTACAGGATCATCATCCAGTATGTAAGTTGGATGGTGCTCCCCGTTTCTGGTGAAATACTTAGAACCTGTTAAAGCTGTGTGCTTAGGTAGTAATTCTTCGAATACCCAAGTTTTAAAGTCTGTTACAGCTTTATTAAACATAGCCTGTTTGAAACACCGACAAAAAAGATCCATTTCAGTGGTCTTAATTATCATGGTATATCCCCCGTAAGGACTACCTGCAAACGAGCACGAGAAATAGCTACGTAAACCAGTCGCCTTAACTGATCAATATCCCGACAACGGTTGAGGTCACCCAAGTCCACATAGACACGACGGAAGGTAGAACCTTGTGCTTTATGGATAGTGCATCCGAACACTGGACGTAGATCGATCCAGGTATTCTTAACCTTATCCAAGGCATTTTTGATCTTAGTGAACTCTTCAGGATTTTCTGCGAAAACCATTTCCTGAAGCTTTTTGGAGAAACGCCTGAGTAGCTTATCTTTAGCCTTTTTGTCATTAGGCATGAAATAAGCTTGGACTACTTCCCCTGATTTAAAGTCCTTGGAACCTTTACGGTTACGGTCGGTGTAAACCCAGTGACCTTCTTCACCCAACTGCTTACCTGGTTCTAAACCAGTAAGGTAGACGAGACGGTCTGTGCCAATAGCAGGGAGGACATTTTTAATACCACCCACATAGCTATTACAAATGGCATAGTCACCTTCTCTGAGCGTTTGCGAACCAGTAACCTGAGAATAAATCTTATGGTTTACTTCATTCACACGCTTGTTGGTAAAGGCCAGGAATTTGCTGGTGGAGTATTCCCATTCGTCACGGGACATATCCCTGATCATCCCTGCTTCGAACTTACTACGTTCTACCCAGATGATGTTCTTACCATCCACATTACATGGAGGTGTCGGGCCACCTTCGAGTACCCATTGACGCAGACGCTTAGACAACGCTTGTACAGGGTTATCGTCAGCTTGTCGCATGATCTGAGTTAACTCGACCATAGGGAAGCGTCCTTCTTCGAATACGGGTAAGTCACCTTCAGCAGTCTTACATTGGGCTTTGTCACCCATGAAGATTACTTTGGTTCCATTACCCAGCTTCATATAGATATGCTCCAGTAAGGTCATATCAATGTAGCTGGCTTCATCTACGAAGACGTAGGTGCCAAAGAGTAATTCCAAAGGTTTATGGGATACCAGTACATCCTTATAGGTTACTGGATCTTCTTCCATGCCCAGTCGAAGCAAGCTGTGAATTGTTTTGGCAGAACAACCCATAGCATGTTCGAAAGCTTCAGCAGCTTTATTGGTGGTAGCTGTGAATTCGACGCGGGGATTACGTTGTACTTTAATCCCCAGTGCTTCCATCGTCTTCTGTACTTTTTCCAGATGCTCAAGCACATACTTAATGACGGTGGTTTTCCCTGTACCAGCAGCGCCAGATAAGACCATTACCTGATTACTGTTGAATACCATAGGGTCTTCATCCCCCTGAAATCGGGGGATGATGATGTCATGAGGTTGGTGTTTGTTAAGCAGAAAGTCCGTGATGAACTCACAGGCTTTCTGTTGACCTTGGGATAGCTGCATAAATGCTCCTGGTTAAGGGGGCTTCTATACAAGCCCTTCCATTGTAAAGTGAACTACTTTGCCAAATTTTGGTACAAAGTTAGGGTTATCATAAACGAACCAGATTACAGGACGTTTAGGATCTTCCAGATTGTGCTGGCTGAGATAACCGTCAGTCAGGATGAACATCCCCAGTGATGCTTTATCACGGGCGAAGTCTTCAATAGTACTGTCGATGCAAGTACCACCACCACCACTGAATTTAACATTGAGCAGATCACGCACTGTACAGATCCGAGAGATATCCTTGATATCAGTATCAAACTGATACAGCTTTATCTCGTCGGGTTTAAACAGTTTCAGTACCTGATAGACACCACCTAAGAAGATGGTGAACTCTTTCTTGCCAATGGAACCAGATACGTCAATAGCCCATGAAATACGTCCCAGGGACTTACCACGACGTTCTGGAGCAGTGATATCGTGTACCAGCATACGACGACGAAGACGTGACCATGTACGACCAGGCTTACGTGTAACCTTCTCACAGAAGATCTTCAGATAGTGCTGCCATGGGATTGGAGGATTCAGGAGATCCTCAATACGGCGAGCCATATCCTTAGTACCACGCCCAAACTGTTTACCAGTCTGGTTTGCCTCAGCCATTTCAGCTGCCATGTTAGCACCTAATAAGATGCTATCAATTTGCTGCTTCTGGCTTTCCTGTTCTTCTTGAGTCAGTGGCTGTTTATTGAAATCAGGCATAGGGTTTTTACCCTTATGAGTGCCTGGTTTCTTAGCCTCTTCCTGTTGAAGAATACGATATACCTGCATGGTGGTCATGCCATCAAAGCGGGAGTCTACCAATACCTTAATAGTTGTAGGCATTGGCATTCCTGACTTTTTCAGTTCCAGGTTGATTACATAGTCACCAGCCTGGTTCCACAGATCTTCATCCAGATCTACAGGGAAGGTAGTGCAGTGTTCATGCACAATATGCCCAACTTCATGAGCCACCACAAAAGGGTGTTCAGCAGGTTTGAGCATCTCCATGAATTTCTGGTTGTAATACACGGTTAAAGAATCCGTGTAAGCAGAATCACAAGGGTGCCCAGCGGGCACTTCCTTATGTTTTAATCTGAGGATCATTGAAGCCCAGAACACATACTTCTCATCCAAAGCCAGAGTAGTAAAGGCTTTGTCGAGGATCTTCTCAAGTGGTGACATTGCAATTCCTTAGAAAAGTTCGTCAGCGTGGCGAGTACACCAGTTGCTTACTTCAGTGTTACTGCCGAGTTTAGGATTACGTGCAATGATGCTACGCATAGAGATCACCTGGTAGGATGCTGGCATACGCTCAATGAAGGTCATTGCTTTAGCAATATTATCTTCAGCTACACCACGAGCCAGTACGCCAGTAAGGGCATACATCCAGGATGGTTCGTTAGTTGGGATACGAGCACCTTCAGGATCTTTTAGGATCTGTTCCATAGTTACTACTTTGGAGAAATAGGTAACAAAGGTACGGAAGCTGCGTCCAGTAGCCACACCTACAGTACCGTCGATCATCGGTTCCCAGCCTTCAATAGATTCCAGCGGGGTGATGAGCTTGGACAGCATAGACCAGGTACGAGCGCACGCATGGGTATACTCGTTGGCATCCGGGTTGAATTTGTTGAATGCATCTGGTTCGTAGTTGAGGAATGCCACAATACGAGGATCCAGGGTTGCAGTGAACAGCTTCAGCCAGTACTTCAGGTTTTCTTTGATAGTCAGGTTGACCACACGAGAACCCAGAGCAGTACCCAGAGAGGATGCAATTGCACCATCATCTTCACGGTTACCAGCAGCCATGATCCACATACGTTTGTGTACGTGTTTCTGGCCTACTTTCTTGTCCAGAATGAACTTGTAGCTTGCAGCTTTGGTGTCGTCAGCAGCAGAGGTCAATTCGTCCAGCAGTACCAGGAAACCAGCATACTGCTTGCCAGTTTTGGGGTTAACCGGGATAGGATCACCTTCCAACGGGATTTCATCCAGAGGGATATATTTACCCTTGGTTTTGTCATCGTTGAAGCCCAGTACGCCATTCATGTCTACTGGTTCCATACCAGCCAGACGAAGGTCGATCAGCAGCAGGTTGTAGGTATCAGCTACTTCCTGAGCAATAGAGGATTTACCGAAGCCAGGAGCACCATACAGCATTGGTACAAGACCTTGCTTCATAATGTGGGCTACGGTGTTAGCAGCTTTAGAGATGTCGAGCGGAGTTGTCAGAGTCGTTGCCATGTTAGATAGTCTCTACTTTAGATGCGGTGAATTTAATACGGTCGCCTAAGCTACCGTCTTGGTTGATCATGTAACCAATACCCTTACCACCTTGGGCAAGGATCTTGTTTGATACAGCAGACATTACCTGAGCAGTAATGACTTGGGGATCCATGATAGGTACACCATCAAGGATCACTTGAATAGTAATTTCTGGGGTAGAATCAGTGGTGACACCGATTTTTATTGCAGCATCGAACATGTGAATTCCTTAGCAGGAGCAGGAGAAGAAGTTTGGTTTATTAACCTCAGTGAGATCACGATTAAGCAATACAGACATTGCTTCCCAGTATTCAGTAGAAGGACGTTCACCTTCCATAGATGAACCACCTACCAGATAGTTCCAACCGCCTGGATCTTCCAGGTTTACCTTACCTGTATCAAAGAGATCATCAGCAGTAAATTGATCATCATAGTCAGATAATTCACGGGCATACTCTTCCAAGTATTCCCACGCTTTACCTAACTCAGTACCAATAGCTACATGGGTTTTACGTTCAGCATCACTGAGATCATCCCATGCTTTGGCTACTGCTACTTCATGGCTGGTTTCACGAGAGTCAGGGAAATCAGGATGTTCCCAGACGTGGCGAAGGGAAGTGATCTGACGAGGCATTACCACTAACCAGAAACGCTGACCTGGAAGTACTTTACTTTCCAGGAACGGGTCTACAATGCCCAGAGCCTTGATACCGTTATGTTTGGTAGATCGACATGCCTTACCATCTTTGATGCCAATGATGGCACCTACATCCAGATATTCACCTGCTTCCACTGGTTCAACACCCAGATGGATAGCATCACGTTTTTCATCGTGTTGATGGATCATGCCCAGAGTTTCCAGAGCATCAGTATGGGGAGTGCGTTTGTCGTTATGGGACATGATTAATTCCTTAATAGGTTTATGAGTGACATTCACAAACCTGGCTTACATGAAACCAGGTTTAGGAAGTTACTTAACAGGGACGAAAGGTACAGAAGCACCTGGCACCATAGTGGTAGGCATTACACCGTTCCACTTAGCAATGGCATCCAGTTGAATTACGTTCGGGTTAGCAGCGAGTGCTTCACCACGCAATTTGATAGCATCAGCTTCACCTTGAGCACGAATACGTGCAGAGTCAGATTCACCACGAGCTTTCGCACGTTCTTTCTCTGCTTCAGCTTCAGATTGCTTGATCTCTTGCTCACGCTGCAATGTGACCTGGTTTGCGGTCACTTTGGCATTAATGGAAGCAATGACGGTTGGTGGGTATTCAGGCTTGCCTACATAGGACAGACTGATTACTTCAATACCAACTGGGGTCATCTCAGCTTGGATCATACTGAGTGCTTGGGTCAGGAGATCAGATTTACCACCGTCAATGAACTTGTCAGTAGTCATACGTGAAGCCAGACGGTTCAGGCTGTCAGCAATTTTCTGTTGCAGATCGCTGTCAGTGATTTCATCCACACCTTTACGATAGGTCTGGAAGACTGTTGCTACTTTAGTCGGGTTGACTTTATAAGCCACACCGATGTGATAGCCGATGGTTGTACCGTCAGACATTTGGAACGTAAAGATCCCGTCGTAGGTTTTCATCTGCTTGAAGGTCGGGAATGTGTACAGATCTTCGTTCCAGCCGATCCAGTAACGGCCTACACCTTTCACTTGCTGTTCAACACCCTTCTCGTCACCAAGACGGTTAACGATGATACCTACGTTACCGGGTTCGACACGCTCATAGCAGCCTGTCAGCGAGGTCATTGCAACGACTGCCAGAATGCAGCCCATGATAAATTTACGCATGTTTGATCTTCTTTTTGATTTGACGATAGACAAAAGTGACCACCAGAGCAGGCCACACCAGAGCACCAGCAATGCCGATGATCACGAGGATGGTATCTTTAGCTGATACCAATGAAGGTAATAAACCTCCATACAGGACACCTGACAGGAGTAAGATCACTACTCCGTATAGGTAGAGTTTCAGATATTTATTCATCTGTTTTGCGATTCCTTAAACCAGGGATTGTGTAGGCTTTGGAGATGTATTCCCCAATATAGAAATACTCATGAATTTCACTTTCGATCATTCGTACTTGAGAGCCTGCATCAGTCAGTACCGTGTAACAGGGTTCTGGCTTAAAGTCGGCAATGCTCATTGTGGTTCCGATTTTAGTAATGAAAGCATTACCTAACCGACGTCCATCTTTTGTGCATAGCTGACGATGTAATTCCAGAGTCCCGGAGGGATCGTAACGTTCAGCCCATTCAGGTAGGACTTCACGTTTAAACTGTTCATCATAATCTTCGTCTGTCATGAAGCCTCCTTTAAAGCTTTGTCACGACGCTTACAGTTTTCTTTCTGGCTTACCATTTCCAGGTGTGCAGGGTTACAGCACAAGCGATTACGACACTTATGGTCTATCTGCTTCTTGGACGGGATATAGCCATAGAAGTGGGTATATACAACGAGGTGAGTAGCTACAGTTTGGCTATTGAGACTCATACGCCCATAGCCTCCACCACGTCCAGTTCCTGAATCAGGGCCAGTCCATATGAAGCAAGGGCTTGGTAAGCCTTCAAGTTTAAAGCCAAGATCTTTGATATCTACTCGTTCGAATATACGGGCAAGGACTTCTTCCCTACGGTTGGGAAGTTCCTCCAGTATCTTGTCGAGCATTGAGCATCTCTTTGATCAGGGTATTGTGGTAGCACATGACAGCAGCATGTACTTCGTTAGGGGAGCAGCCGTACAGACTGGCTTTAGCACGATTCATTGCATCGTCCAGACTGTCGGCTGTGGGGTAGAGGCTATTAACTACTGGCTTCATCTTTTCCATAATAGCGTTTTTGCAGTTCGTTCATCCCCACCTGAAGCAGATACATCAGATCTTCATCTTCCAGGTGTTGGACGTAGGTTAATGGGTTGATGGAATCGACTACTTCTTTAGTCTTTTCCAATGCTTTTTTAGCAGCCAGAATAGCAGCAGTATCCCGAGCTACTTTCAGATACTCCATAGGAGTCAGCTTAGGCTTTGCTGGTTTAACTTCTGGGTTACCCCAGGCATTTTCACCAGAAGCCATGAGAGCATGGATCCGTTCTTCCAGCTTGCCATAGTCCATAGGAGGCACTTGAGGATACTGATAGGCACGAGAAGCCATCATTGCAGGGTTATGGGACAACTGGCGTTTAGTGGGTGACAGATGCAAGGCAGCATCAAATTCACCATTTTGGTTTGCAGCACGGAGAATGCCCCGTACAGTTTCCATTTTAACCCCGGATACTGCGGAGATTTGGTGCATACAGTAACCTTCACGAGCCATAGTCAGAAGTGCAGCAGAGTTGATAGCTGTCATTTGGTTTCCTTATTTTGTAACTTTTTCAATAAGCACTCAGCATCATTAATGTCGAGTACTGCGTTTTTTACTTTATTAGACAAGTGAGCTAACTCCCTATTGGGAGGATTAAATTCACAAGCCTTTTGAAGAAGCTCATCTTTGTAAGTAGTGAGTAGCTTCTTCATCAGAGCAATTTCTGACTTTTTCAAAAAGTCCCCCACACTTTAGGATTGATTAAATACTGTTCCCAGACCTTATCGAAGTAGCAGTTGTCTGGGGCATTTTTGAACATAGGAGCAATGTCGCTGTCTTTTAATCCAGCAAGACCACATCCCACACGAGTGACCATGAAGTTCAGTTCACCATGATCTCGGGCATAAGCCAGGAAGGTATCCACATATTCATGGATCACCTGACCACGTAGGGTACGTAAGCCAGGGGACTTAGTAGGCAGAGCATAGCTATTGCCATAGTGACCATGGCCTTTACCTAGTACAGCACCATAAAGCTGTAAGGCTGTTTTAGCAGCACCAGCACCATGGATACCTGCTTCATTGGATCCGAATACGAATACCATTGGTTTGCCTTCAAGGCAGCGTTGAATAGTCACTTCGACTGTCTCCATTGGAAGAGTTTCACGGTGAGGTTTACTTTGATACACATCAATACCATCTTCCCAGTGCATCCCCCATTTGCCTTGTCGCCATAGAGTTAATGCCTGTGAAGCATTCCGTTTAGCCAACAACAGGCGAGGGGAACCATTGAAGCCTGGTTCATGCTTTGTATAAGAATTACTCTGGCTTATGGAACGGCACTCAGGAAGGTAGGCATGGGTTTCAGGATCACGATTGATCCACCATGTCTTCATTACTGGTTTCCTTATTCAGGTTGTATTGATTAATGAACTCACGACGAAGTTCTTGCAGACGAGCTACCTCAGTTTCCGCTTTATCGATAGCTTCGTCGAAGTCTTTCATCGTTTTGTTGATTTCATTTTTATCCATTGTACATACAGCTCCAGACAAGGGCGCAGATGAATGCTGAGATTCCCCAGAATCCTTGCCACATTTGTTGACGGTGAAGTTTTGCCTCATAACCGCAGAGGCGTAAGTGTGCTTTAACTGTCTGGGTAGCTTCGTACTCGTACTCAGCTTTTTCCAGTTCAGCTTTTGAGATCCTTACCAGGTGTGTCCACCAGATAAAGTTGATACAGCAAATGGCTAAAGCAATTAATACATAGATCATAAGAGCCTCTTTAGGACATAGGTTAAGACTGTCTTAAACCCCGTTAGCCTATAGTTTACTTTAGTCAAAATGGGGATTTTCGGTAAATTTATAATACAGGTTGAAAGCGTACTAGTAGTACTAAGAAGTACTACTGGAACACTCTGAACTACTGATCTTAAGATATGAAAAAGCCCACTACATTGAGTGGGCCATTTCGAGTATGCCTTGTTTTGTCGCTATCTACACATCCCTCGAATGTGCGCTTGTCGAGTCTTCAGACTCACAGGCCGGATCGCCAACATTGGGCGGGTTAAACCTTTTATTGGGACTGTCTCCGATACAAGGCGGTACAGAAACAGTAGCGACAAGATAAACCACATGAATTGCTTCATAGTTCCTCCTGTCTAGGTGATTAACACTATGTGAATCACACTGGTTTGTAAAGATACAAAGCACTGTAATCCAATGAAAATGTGGGGAGACTAGCTCCCCTGCCAAAGGCATAGATAAGAATTAAGTGATGGTAATGAGTCGAGCGACTCACAGAAGTGACCGGAGGTCACAAAGGCTTAAGCCCACTTCAACAGGTACTTGTGGAAGTTATCAGCAGTAAGCCCACATAGAATGATATGTGCTGTACCTATTCCACCTTTCTGTTCTTTGAGAAACTCAATACCTTTTGAGACGTCAGTCAGGGCTTGAACACCACTGGCATCGACTGTACCTTTGGTTGGGTAGTACATGAGCTTACCAGCCCAGAATACTGATTTAACTGCTACATGCCCTTGAGTAGGCACTTCTGCTGTAAAACCAGGGAATTTATTAATGAAATCTGCTGCTTCAGATGCGTTCATAGGATCCTCTTTACCGTTGACGGAAACACTCGCAAAGATGCCCGGAGGGCATCAAAGCTTAGTATTTTCGCTGTATATTTTATTGAAGAAGTTAAAAGCATCAGTTATATCAGATGTACTTTTAGGTTCCTGAATAGCCCGATCATCAATAAATTGTTTAGGATTGTTTATTTGCTGGCTTCTGAGTATGTCCTCTATCACCTTACGTTGATACTCTGACATAGAGAGGGGTTGTAACTCATTGCCTGGTTTCCAGTAGATCCAGCCTAAAGGGGCAGACTCTAAGTCCATTTCAATTCCAGGGATGGAATTTTTATGAATGACTTCAAATTGCCCTTCTACTGCTGCGATAACAGTAACTGGTTTCAGCTCCAGCTCTTGTATGCCTATGGCATTAGCTGTTTTGATTCTGTTAATAGTGCCTTTTGGCACCATGTATTTTATCGTGTCCATATTGCATTCCACTGTTTAAACGCTACTGTTTCACCCATGATTACTTGGTACTTTTGCAAAGTTTCCCAAGTAGCAAACTCTTTGGGTAAATCCTCTTCGTTGTAGGATCCTAACTCACACCCTATGGGTAGGATTATTTCAGCCTCTGTGAGTCCTACAGCACTTCTGGTTTTAACCAGTCTATATAGGGCAACTGGTATCACCACTTGTGGGTACACATACCCTGTTACGGCCATTTAGCCTCCCATATGATCATATTAGTTTTCATACTCCTGTGTGATTTACACTGAGTACCTGGTGGTACTCCTTGAGGTACTACAGGCACAGGTGTTTCATCATAGGGCTGCTCATAGCGTGCTTCTTTAAGCCCAATTGCTGCTCTGGTTTTGATTAACTTAACCAGCTCTAGTGGTACATAGCGAGCGCTGGGAGTGTTGTAAGTAGCCATAATATTCCTTAAAAAATAAACCTACCCCGAAGGGTAGGTGTTTGGTTAATTAGAAGGATCAGGCAGCTTGTTCATCAAGTCATAAATGCTTGAACTTAACTCAAGCCCCTCATTTGCTGTGACCTCAAGAGCATTTAAAATTTCCTTGAGTTCTTCATTAGTTAACTCAACTAAGTGCATAGTTTGATCCACGGATCTTATCTCCCAAGTTCTCAGACAGTTTGGTATACACGCCGTCAGTGGTTTGATAGAGCTGGTTCATCAGAGATTGCAGAATGGTGCTATCAGCGAATTCTGCCAGCATCTCTTTGTACCAGTACCGTACTTCATTACAGTTGTTTGGATGAGAACCAAAGGCATCGTGAACAGTAGCCACAGGGAATGGTTTGTAGGTCAGCATGAAGTTAACTTTACGCATTACATCACGAGCTAAGTCGATAGGCAGCTGCATGTAGTTACTCCAGTTGATATCGTTGAGAATAACCATAGAAGACTGCTTATTCTCATTCCACAGGCGGATACGACGTACCATATCACCAGTAGCTTCTTCAGCCTGCATACCCATGGTATGAGCCAGCAGACGTGCTTCCAGCATCTTCAGTACTTCAGCTACCAGCTCTGGGTTATAGTTGCACAGACGCTCCAGCTCACGCAGCAAATAGGCATCACAGCAGTGGATGGTATTGGCTACGTTAGCACGGCCTTTCTCTGTACCCCGGTTCTCTTTGTATTCCATGGTGAAAGTAGCGTGATCAAGCTCATCTACTTCAATTCTGGTTTCCAGAGTTTCCATGACTTTCATCTTAGCAATGAAGCCATCAGGCAGCTCCAGAACGTGTTCCAGAGCATATGGACGCCAGGAACCCAGGAGTTCATCCATGAGGTTGAATGCACCAGGAGCGATGATGTGGGCTGCTTCGTAGAAGTAGTCCAACATCTCGCCTTCACCGAATACCTTCTTAGGCACAGCTTTAGAACCGTAACCAGAGGTCATTACAGCTTGTTTGATATGGCTACGAGGTACTTGGATACTATCCAGACCTTTACGCTTCAGAACGCCATTCATGGCGTCTGTGGTGTTGCTGTAGGCATCCATACGTTTATCTGGGTCAATACAACCAGTGTTGTATGCACCCTTCTCACAGCCAGTGAGGGCACTCATAATCTGAATACCAGAGCAGCAACCATCCCAGTAGGTGATGTTGCCTACGGCTTCCCCACGCTGTACACGACGTAAAGTCATGACAGCTTTGTGATACAGCTCAGGGGTTTCAGCATCCTGAACCTTGGATTCCAGATCCTTGATGTTGTCATATACCCACTGAATACGTTCTTCGAACAGTTTCTTGTCCAGTCCGTAGTAGTTGGCTACGTCGATGCACATGTATTCCCAACCAGACATATATTTGAAGTTTGGGCCATAAGCAGTGTTAATTTGCATTGGATTTTCTCTCATCATAAATAGAAATAGCTTGGGTTACTGCTTCGCTAATAAGGTCTAATTCTTCTGTAGTAAGATCTTGTATGTTGGAGCCAATTCCTAGGCTTTCTCTTACTTCAATACCTTTAGCTTGCATCTGTTCAGAGGTCATTTGACGATCTGACCAGCCCTGTAATATCTCTATGATTTTTTCCAATACTTCTTGTTTGATTACCATTAGTTAAGTCTCTCTATTTAAAGTTTAAATTCATTAGGCACACCAGTTACTTGCTCTTTGTTGGCAAAGTTTAAGCTGGCTTTCTTGAAGGGAGTTCCCTGCAAGTTGATGTGATATCCCTGGGTATAAATACGTCCACGCTTGTCTACCTTGTTGCCAAAGTAGAACTTATTACCCTGGTTTGCCATCAGGCTATAGAAGTAGTACGACTGACGTTTGTAACGCATCCAGTTGTCTTTCTGTTTACGTACCAGATCAGCCTTCTCCCACGGTGTGAGAGGTTTCTTACGGTGTTTCTGGAGCTTCTCTACATCGATCTCATTGAGGTCAAATGTAGGTTCTTCCTCGTAGTTACAGAGGAATTCTACGTCCAGAGAGTAAGGCACAGCATTACGGCTGTTGATTACATCCAGACAGATATCCTCGTTATGGTGATTGAATGATCCCCCTAGAATAAGGCTATCAGATGAATAAGTAAGGTAAGGAGTATCCATGTTATGGGTAAGCTTCTTGGGTGGGCAAACCAGTGGTGGTAGATAACACGAACGCTCAATGAATTGAGCCAGCTGGTCAGGCAACCCAATATTGCTAACGATATACAGAGATGCTTTAGGATGAGGCTTGTTAATGTCATATACGTCAGTATCCGTGAGGACAGCAACAATTTCAGCCATAGTCTGAATGCTGTCACGTTTATCATCGAAACCCAGTCTGGAAGCCAGCTGGCCTACTACGTTGACCATTGGAGTAGGTTCAGGGAAATACATAATTCCCACGAACACTTCTTTCACAATAGCTTCCAGATCAAGGGATTTGAGGTGGTTAAGGCGTACAGCTTTAGAGTCATAATATTGACCTTCAAGCCACTGGTTTAACAGAGATACACCCTGTTCTACCTTGTCTAACAGGTTGCAATCAGGGTCTTCAAACAGCTCTTTACGGATATAACCATCAATATGTTTTCTGTTGAACTGACATTCGTTGATGGCCTGAAGTTCCTCAACTGGTAACCATTTATACTGCATTAGTTAGCTCCTCTTATTAGTCGTAATTGCCATTCACAGCCAGGTTCATCGATCCTGTCAGCTATTATTCTTGGTTTAAATCTGGATATCCCTTCAGGGTAGTGAGCAGTATTAAGCCTGTACTCACTGTTGGTTTTATATTTACCCAACACCCCTGGAAGCCTGAGTAAAGGTTCCTTAATACCCAGCATATATTGAGTACGTAGCTGTTTAATCCACGACTCTTCAAGCACGATATATACATGCCCATCAAAGCCAGAAGTAATACTTTTGCCTACAAGGGCTTCCCATGAATCATTCAAGATAGAACTCCCATATATCTTTGTTGATGTACTTGGCAGACACCCAGATACTCTGGTTTATCCGCACATTGGGCATTGGATATTTAGGAAGCTGCTCACCATTACAGGTGATCATCTTATTCAGTCTAAATTCCTTTAATCCCAGTGCTTTACGCATGAGTATCTGCTTAACCAATGCCTTGGTAATAAGCACACATACGTTATGTTTACTGCCTTTACTGGCAATATGAGTAGAAGCATCAGTATCCTGAAACTCTTTAATGATCCATTTATGACGAGATCTTTTACGTTCTATTGTTTCACTGCCCCAACGATCATTCCATTTTTTAGCCATGTTGTATCCTCAATTAAATAGCCCAGCACAAGGCTGGGCATATGGATTACAGTTCGAAGTTTTCCAGTGCTTTGGCATCACCAAAGGTGATTACCAGACGCTCACCCAGGGCTTCTACGCCCTGTGCACGCAGGAACTCCAGCACTGCACCTTCAACCGGATGGTCTTCACGCAGAGCGATGCCACGGCCACCCTGGCCCAGACGACGAACCTGACCATCACGGCCTTTGACGCCGATGTTCAGATAGCCACCAACGTTACGCTCGGCAGGAGCAGCAGCGTTGTTAGCAGAGGAATTGGAAGTGTTGTTTGCAGCAGTGTTTTTCTGATAAGCCATGATAAATACCTCGATAGTTAATATGAAATGAAGAACGAACAGGCAGGATTGCCTTTGCATTCATTGCCCTGTGGGCAATGTCTTAAATAAGAAAGATGGAAGCAAGGACAGCTTCATACTCGGCATATTCTGCCGGATCAGTGTTAATGAGAGCTTCGTACTCACGCAGAGTATCAACGCAGTCTTCAGTGAGTTCTTCAGCTATAATATTAAGTGCTTCAGCCTCACCTAAATGAGCACATAGATAACTTACAGCACGCATGAATAGCTTCAGTGCTAACTCAACCATGCCACCTTCATAAGCCAGTTGGCATTGTTCCAGAGTAATATTTACATCGATCATGAGAATGAGATCCGTTGTTCAAGGATAACTGGGACTCCAATGGCTACTTTAGCCATCAGAGCTTTAATTTCACGCATATCTACTTTGATAGTGAAGTTCTTTTTATAAAAACCATCTAGTGAAGCTGGGAAGTCTACCACTGCAATACGTGGGAACTTCTCCAGTGCTACATTGAATTTGGTAATAGTGATAGTGGCATTAATGCCAATATTGAAGTCACTGTAATAAGATATAGTACCTTCACCCAACATATTAGAATGCCAATTAAATACTTGGTTAGAAGTAGTCATTGTCCAGTCTCTCCAGACACAGATACTGACCTTTGCTTATAATAGCGTACTCAGTATCATTGAGAATTAGATAATCTTGAGTCCCCAGATTTCTGCTACCATCACGCATTTTGTTTTGTAGTCTTATGTCCTCTGGTTTAATACCAATGGCTAGTTTAGTTTGAATAGCTTTAGCTTCAGCTTCATCTACCCTAACCATCATTGAGGGATGAATATCCCCAAATACAGCATAGTAGCTCATGTTACCCCCATACTGATATTAACCAGTCATACTCCTCCTGGGTTAATACAGGTTTATATTGCTCAATTACATTGAGTGCATTATTGAAGTTTTCATTACAGAAGAATGAGATGATTGCAAAGTATTTCACCAGTCTAGCTCCTTAAGATAGAAACCTTGATCGTCTTTATAAAGCTTCATAGCTTTATTCTCAGTGAGTAATACTACATTTTTAATGGTTACTTTTATACTTATCTTAATTTGTATCTTAGATACATTAACCCTTGGTTCAGCAATACCAATACTACTTTGAACCCTAGCTTTCTTAATCTCAGCCTCTGATAATGAATAGATGGGTGGTTTTTTACTTACAGTTTCCCAGAAACGTTTAGCAGGGGTATTTAATGTACTTAATTCTATTAACATAGTTACACCTTAGGTAAGTTTTGAATGCTTCCAACATTACTTGACCAACGCCCACTTACTACACCGTGGAATCTTTGCTTAGGTATATATTTCTTGAATTCCCATACACCATGTTTATTAAGGAATACATCGTAACCTTTAAACATATCATCAGTGTCATTACGATCACTGGCTATATTTCTCTGGTTCTTACGTTTAATACGTGAACCATCAATACAGTACCCATCAAGGGTACAGCCAATGGCTAAAGCCATCTTTACTTTCTTGAGCCAAGCATCAGTAACACGGATATGAATACACTTTTGTACAGCTGATGCATATACGTAGATTAATTTACTCATAGTAATGTTCCCATAGTAAATAGAGGATTAGAATAAAACCAGATATGTAAGCAAGCAGTAACATATTCATTTATTGTCCTGTGGACAATATACCTCCCAGTCTGTATGGCTTTGAGTTAGAAAGTTTTCTACTGTATCTGTATAGATATCCCCATCAGAGAATCTAACAAGTATTTCTCCTTTATGGTTTAGTGTTAATAGTGTTCCACTATTCCATCTAGGTCTACGTATTACAGCTCCTAGTTTCAGCATTAATAATGCTTCTTTAGCATTCATATAATTTCCATTCTTTTCCTTCGTATTCTTCAGTAAACTTATTAACATTACAGGCTAAGCTTACAAAGTTTAGAGGTTTATTTACGTAGCAAATACAGTCGCCTCGTAAATCATAATAGTTAGTATAATCAGTCCAGGTAGCAGGTATAACCTTGCAACCTATTTTCATTGCAAGCAATGCTTCAGCTGTTGTCATTGAATAACTCCCATTCTTGGTTAGGATCATAACAATGAGGTATTTCATCAATATGTATATGAACTAATTTACATTCATCTATACACATTCCAGTATCAGTTTCTAGTTCAATGAATTCACCACTCTTCCAGTTAGGTGAGCGTACTTTACACCCTATCTTTAGGGCTAGAATCACTTCCTTGGTTTTCATGATAAAGCTCCCAATACCCTATACCAGCAGGTATTAATTGTTCTAAGCTATCTAAAGGTATAAAGGGGCTTTGACGCTCACTAAATAGTGTAGAGCCTATTAAATAGATATAAGCACCTGGCCCCCATCGACTATGACGGATTTTACATCCTATAGCTAATGCTGTTTTGATTTCCTTTACTGTTGTCAGATTACTCATGGTATATTTCCCAATCTGTACTAGTTATATGGTTAGCTGGGGTTTGAGCAGATCTAGCTTCTCCATTATTGTTTAAGTAATGGACAAACTGTTCATCCATAGCAAACACATATCTGGTAACAGCCCAATGAGGCATGTACACCTTACACCCAAGAGCTAATGCAGCTCTGGCTTCGTTAAATGTCATTCTTCTGTCTCCAGTAGACCGATTCACAAGAGTGTTCGGAGAACACGTTAATAAATTAAGCCCTCCAGTGAGGGCTTTTGTTTAGTAGGTATATTCAATACGTTTCCAGTGCTCAAGGTTGAGCACACCACCATCTTTGATATGTTTGAGCATAGTAAGCAGTAATACATACAGCTTATCTTTCTCACCCTTAATCTCAGATTTAACGTGGTAGAACTCTTCACCCATGATGGTTATTTCAATACGATTGACATACCACTGATGGCCTAAATGGTCTTGAATTAGCCTACGAGTGATATGAGGATATGATGCTTCTTTTAATGCTTTGATAGTAAGTTCTAATTCAAGATCCATAGTTATAGTCCTATGTTTACCCAGCCTACACTGGGTATATAGATTGATTGGATGTTTAGTGATTTAAGAGGTCGTATAAAGTAATGATTATCTTTTAGCTTATGCATCTCATAGATGTAGAAGTCTAAGATATTCCGGGCATTTGCTACGAATTTTTTATACTCTTTACCTTCATACATTATGATTACCTCTGGTTTACCACGGATTGATATTGAGGAGTATTTCCAGCATCTCTGTTTCAATAGCCAGGGATAACATAGTATTCCAGTCACTGTGAGGCACAGTCTGTAACAGCTTGCCATCCACATCATAGATTTCCAGAGTGATATATTTAGCCCTGAGGAAGTCAGGAGTGTAGGCAAGACGCACACGGAAATACTCTGGAGTAATAAGCACATTAGGGATGACATGCATTAACTGTGGTGACATTAAAGCAACACGAGTCATACCATCCTTTGGGTAATGCTCATTATAGTGATGCTCTGCATAATGAATTTGACTCTGCCATTTGGCATTGTCTTTAAGATCATTGAGGATAGACATTAACTTAACAGGGAATAATACATTCATGATTTAACTCCTGGTTTAGTTACTTCAAAGGGAACTACTAACGTATCGTGGTTAAGGAAGAAACCTTTATTGCTGTCATGTACCCATACAGCATTATGGTGCTTGCCATCTTCCATTGTTTTAATAAACACTGACTGGCTACCATAAGCATAAGCTTGAGCCAGCAGGAACTTAGCACCATCTTCTAATTCGTGGAATTTGATTACTTGCATGATTTATTCCTCTAATTTGGCATATTGATTAATAGCCCTGCTTTCACAGGGCATAATGGTTAATTGTTTAAATAGGTATCTTTAGCTAATTGGTCATCCCACCACTCGTGGATGAACTCAAAAGCTTCCTGTGAAACAGGACTAATGGCTATGTCGTTACAGAAGTCACAGTAGCCATTAAAGTCAATATCAGCTCCCCAGCACCAGCTTGCCAGTCCAATAGGGGTATCGTTAGTGCTCTTAGTTATTTGATCTTCAGTAAACATAGTTAGTACTCCATTAGTTGAGTAATTTAATATTTACCAGTTGATTAGCTAATGATTCACATTCATTAGTGCAGTAATCAACATCACGCCAAATACCTTGGGTATACATGAAAGATTGTTCCATTGAAGTACCCTTCAGTTCTTCTGGGCATTTCATTAAGTCACCATAGTGAGCACAGTCGTAACCGACTACATACTTACCATCCATTTCATCCAGATGGTCTGCATAGGTAACACCACCATGGACGTTGAGTTCCATGATTGGACTCTCATCATAGTGAGGCTTACCCAGATGTTCTGGTAATTCTACATAACCACAGTGGTGGCTACCTCTTACGAGGAGAATCACTGCACGTAAACCAGATTTGGTAGTCCAGTCTTTGATTACTTTCGTGTACTGAGTAGTAGTGATAACAGTCATAGTTAATACTCCATTAGGTTAAGTGAACACTTCTATACATTACCCTGTGGGTAATACCACTAATGTTAATGTGGTTATAGGTACACATGTTTCTATAGAGTATAGGTGTGATTAGGTATGGGATAGGTGAATGATGAGGTATAGGGAGACTATAGAGATAATGTAACAACTATTGAAAGTAGTAATTTGACACTCAATTCCCTCTATTTCCTATATAGGGATGATGAGTGATTAGGTTATCGGAGTGCTCCGGTAGTGAGCACGGAGATAACTGGTGATTCTACATAGAATAGATCTATAGCTATGTGATGACTGAGGGTGGGTTAGTGAGGGATTGTGTTAAGGGATTGGGTGAGATAGTAACACTGTGTCAAGTGGAATGTTAGTCAGTGAATTTGATGATGATATTCAAATTAATTGAACAAGTTTATCTGGACTGGCTTATCAGTAACTTACTGTATACAGGAAGTAGTACAGAGTTAGGCTGACATACGCCAGAGAGTAAGTTTGCCACAAGTTTTGAAACGGAGGAGCGCACCTGTACTGTCATGTAGCACAGTGTGTATTGTGTATATGTGTAATGTGTATGAATTAAATAGCTCACCCGAAGGTGAGCTTAGTTATTACTTATCATCATCCAGCGATACACCAAGTGCAGCCAGCTGATTCTCCAGTTGTTTCTTGGTGCTGATGTATTCAGCTTTATCCTTCAGCTCTACCATCTCACTGAAGCGCTTGGCTTTGTTATCTGCCACTTCAGCAAGGCGTTTACCAGCTGATGCAAGCAGACCAGCAGTATCAATGGTATCAGTGATAGTCTTGGTTGCTGAGTCATACACTGCGCGAATACCCATGGTTTATTTCCTCTTAGCTAAGTTATGAATGCGTCATTGCATCCAATCAATGAGCGTGCTCAGAGATGTGTAAGAAGAATGGAAATGGACATGAGTAAGAATTCTTTTTTAGCGTTCAGCTCGGGGGGTAGGTTCCGGTATGTGTAGTCGCAGGGTAGTAAGTACTACACTCATACCCAAATTAGAAAAAATTCCTCTATGCAAAAGTTGAAACCGAATGCACCTATATCTTGCTTATGTTTTAGCTCTCATATATAAAATATATAAATTTCACTATAGGCGGGTAAGGTTATGCAACCACATGAGCAGCGAGTCGTTGATGAACAGTCAGAGCTAGAAGGTAAACTCCATAAGTTAAGTGAGTTTACTAAGACCAGTACCTTTGAGCTTCTGGCTACTGAAGATAAAACTCTCTTACGTATGCAGCTTGAAGTAATGCGTACTTATAGTTCTATTCTTGGTTTACGCATTGCCAGATTCAAGTAAGACAAGAGGGGCTTAGTGCCCCTTTACTGTTTGTACCTAATCCTACCTATAGCATATACTCCCTCCAATAACTGGAGGTGTTTATGTCAAAGATTACGCTAGAAGAGTTTAAGAATGCATTACCTAGTAACCTGGGTAAGAATGCCAGTGTTAAGCTGGTGGATAAGATTAATGATATCCTGAATAATGACCCTGGTTTTGCAGAGCAGTATGCACACAATCTCTTTCAGTACACTAACGTACTATCCAATGGTAAATACAAACTCAGTAACTATGTAGAAGCTGTGCAGTTTGTAAGTTACCTGTCTATGGGTATGTCAAACCAGGATGCCTGGATTAAGACTTTCCCTGATCGCTATAAATATTATCTGAGTAAAGGACTGTCTTCGAAGGAGGTCAGTGCTTATGTCAGTATGTACTCTAACTCTAAACTGGTATCCAGCCTTAAAGAGGTAGCGTATATTCCTGTTCATATTATGTACAGGCATGTATTCCATGATGCTGTGATGCATCAGGCATTGCTCATGAAGACTGCCACCAGCGAGAAGGTACAGAGTGATGCAGCCACTGCACTGATGAACTATCTGCGGCCTCCTGAAGCTAAGAAGGTGGAGCTGGATGTTTCTGTGAAACAGGATACCACCTTAACTGAGCTGAGACAGGTTATGGAAGGTTTGAGCCGTGAACAGCAACAAGTCATTGCCAGTGGTCTGAGGACAGCCAAGGAGATTGCTGAGGGCCGTATTATCGAGGGTGAGGTAATCGGTGATGACGATTGACCAATGGTATGCCTGGTTATTTCTAACATACCTTATGTGCTGGATAGCAGTGATTATATTGCCACGTAAGAAGCGTCCAGCACTGGGAGAGGAGAAAGGATATGAGTAATATTTTTGACGTTGAACAGCCAAAGAAAACGGTAATAGATTGGCTAAACGGGGTGTCTTATGCAGAAGATCCTACGTATAAGCCGAGTCTGTTTGCTTTGGAGTTCGTTAACTTTATCAAGCTGGTCAATGGTGGTCAGGGCGAGGAGCATAAGACTCCGGTGCTTCATTACAAAATGCTGGACACTGTTGTATCGGGTGATCGGCGTATTGCTAATATGGTACACCGTGGTGCTGCTAAAACTACTGTGATGGCTGAATACCTGTTCTTGTACTTAGGTGTGTTTGGTAGTCTGCCTGAGTTTGGTCGTATTGAGCTGGCTCTGTATGTTTCTGACTCCGTAGATAACGGTGTGAAGAACATGCGTAAGAACTTAGAGTTCCGTTGGGAAAACTCAGACTTTCTGAAGCGAATGATCCCTAAAGCCAAGTTTACGGATATTCGTTGGGAGTTTACCAACCTGGAAGGGCAAACCACAGTAATCAAGGGCTATGGTGCTAAGACGGGTGTCCGTGGTACGAAAGAGATGGGTAAACGTCCTAAGCTGGCGATCCTTGATGACCTGGTATCGGATGAGGATGCACGTTCCCCTACCATCATTGCTGCTATCGAGGATACGGTATACAAAGCAGTAGAGTACGCATTGCACCCATCCAACAACATGATGATCTGGTCTGGTACTCCCTTTAACGCAGGTGATCCTCTGTACAAAGCAGTTGAGTCAGGGGCATGGACTGTCAACGTCTACCCGGTGTGTGAGATGTTCCCCTGTGAGGAATCAGAGTTCAGGGGTAGCTGGCCTGACCGTTTTGATTATCGTTATGTCAAACAGCAGTATGAGAAAGCATTACTGGGTGGCAAGATTGCCATGTTTAACCAGGAACTAATGCTTAAGATCATGTCAGATGAAGATCGCCTGATCGCTGATGGGGATATTCGTTATTACTCTCGTGCTGCCCTGTTGAAGAACAAGAGCAACTACAACTTCTACATCACTACTGACTTTGCTACCAGTGATAAACAGTCTGCTGACTTCTCTGTCATTTCTGTGTGGGCACTGAACAATAATGGTGACTGGTTCTATGTGGACGGTATCTGTGAACGTCAGCACATGGGGCAGAATATCAGAGACTTATTCCGTCTGGTTTCTCAGTACAACCCTCAAGATGTGGGTATTGAGGTTACTGGTCAGCAGTCTGGTTTCATCCCCTGGATTATGGAACAGCAGATCGAGAAGAATATCTTCTTTAATCTGGCTTCCAGTAATAACTCAAGCCAGCCAGGTATTCGCCCTACCACTGATAAGCTTCAGCGTTTTAACGTAGTAGTGCCTTGGTTTAAAGCTGGGAAGATGTATTTCCCTTCAGAGCTGAGAACCAGTAAGGCAATGATTGAGATGATGGAAGAACTTCGCCTTGCATCATTAGGTGGCTTCAAATCCAAACACGATGATGCCATCGATACCATTTCTCAGCTGGCACTGTTGAAAACCTTTAAACCAGGAACAGCTGCACCTGTATACTACAACGAAGAGAAAGACGTATGGTATGAGCCAGACGTTGAAGTAGATACTCGACTCAGTAGCTATCTGGTTTAAGGATCCTGTATGAAACTGAAATTATCAGATGTGTTAGAGAACTTGGCAGCGGGTGAGTTATCTCACCTCTCCTTGTTTGAGAATGGGGCGGATATCCCATTTGAAACTTTTAATAAACGACTGTTGCCCATTATCAATGCTGGTTTAACCGATATCCATATGCGTTTCTTTGTGAAACAGAAAGAGGTATGGCTCAAGCATTGCTGTGGGGATACTAAGCTGGTACTGGACAGAAAGAATGCAGCAAGTGCTCACAGGCTTCGAGGCAATGCTTTTATTCAGGACTGTGATGATCCCTTTAAGGATGATGTGGTAGAGATCCTCTCTATCTATAACCAGGATGGACAACCATACCCACTGAACATGGACACAGACCACACCCAGCCGAGAGGCTGTGGGTGTGGGCGTGGACATGGATGCAAATGTACACCACCAAACTCATGGGCACGATATGACAGCACATTGGACTACCCGGCAACCATCACCACCAGAACCCCCTATGGCAGCTATGGTAGTTGTGGGCCTGGCTTGCCTGTGCTGTATACTCCTGCTGTTAATGTGATCAGACTGCCTGAGAATATGCCTTCTGGTTTTATGAAGGTATTCTATAAAGCTGCACCTGCTCGCATTCCTAAGCTGGAGGATAACGGGGTAGTTACTTATGATCGTATCGATCTGGACTTACCCTTTACTTATCTGGATGCGCTGGTTTACTACATCTCATCTCGACTGACTGCACCTACCAACGGTGGACTGCAAGCAGGGACTAATGAGACAACCCAGTATTACAATAAGTACCTGTCTGCTTGTGCAGTGCTTACTGATCAAGGGGTGGATGTTTCTACTCAGGGATCTGGTTACAGCCGATTTGCTAAGTCAGACTTCAGATAAAAATAAAGCCCCTTAATCGGGGCTTTTCTTATTGAGCATCTTCAAACAGTTTCTGCTTCAGGGCATAACCTTCCAGCTCCCAGATCTTCTCGACAGCATTCTTGTAGGCTTCCTGCTGTCCAATTTCTTCATTGTAACGAGTAGGATCCACACAGGCAGAAGTGCCCTCTACTTTGAAGCCATTCTCAAGGATAATGATACAGATGGTTACCAGGTTCAGTTCTTCAATGTCTTTTTCATTCCAGCCTTGGTCACTGGATTTAACAGCTGCACCAGCATTGATGTAGTACACATTATGGATCTTGGATTCGATACTTGCTTTAGTTACGGTAGTCATTTGGATACCTTTAAATATACTTCAGGGAGATACTCCACAAAATACCCCAACTTCTGTTTAGTCGAGGTATCAGTGCCTTTTACTAATTTTTCAACTTCAGTTCGAAGATGGGACTCAATTGCCCAAACATCAAGGTCTTCTAAAGAAACACCTTCAGGCGGTCTGTGAAGAATACTATCTACAGTGATGTAGCCATTGTGGGCAAACACCTTAATGACGCTGAAGCCTTGCTTATCTGTATGCATTGGTTTACTCCAGATAAAGAAAAGCCCCTCCGTAGAGGGGCATCCTAGGCAGTTTACGTTTGCCAAACGAGGCTGGCGGTAACTATTTCATCCTCCAGTATTTTATGGCCCCCTGGTAGGGTTGTGGGTTGATAGCCCAGGAATCATAGTACCTAACGGTCTTCCGGTAGCGAGTCGGAAGTTAGTTGCTGATATGTTACGTCTAACATGATGAATCCAGGATTCGAACCTGGGATACCTGCCTTCCGGGCGAGTCGCTTATGCCTCAGCGTTATTCATCTATCAGCAATTTGGCCGGAGCATCTGGATTCGAACCAGAGAATGTCGGTATCAAAGACCGATGCCTTAACCTACTTGGCTATGCTCCAATTTGGTGGAAGGTGAAGGATTCGAACCTTCGGGCGCATCTCTGCACCTCCTGATTTCAAGTCAGGTACAATCGGCCTCTCTGACAACCTTCCTAAATTTGGTTCCGGTGCCTGGACTCGAACCAGGATGCTGTACCCTTGTGCACAGGGTTAGTACCTACGCCGGAATTATTTGGTGGGGGAAGATGGAGTTGAACCACCCGAGCTTCTTAGGCAACAGATTTACAGTCTGTCCCGCTACCTCTACGGTCTATTCCCCCGAATTTGGTCACCACGTAAGGATTCGAACCTTAGACACCTTGCTCCCAAAGCAAGTGCTCTACCAGACTGAGCTACGCAGTGTTATTAGGTTTGCTGTTTGATTCTGGGCCACGCTTGTGAGTATCGGCCTACCCCTCACAGCTAATCAATCAAACAGCAAATTTGGCGGTACTACCGGGAATCGAACCCGGCTCTTTCCCGTGACAGGGGAATATTCTTACCGATGAACTATAGTACCAAATTTGGCGATGGGACTGGGACTCGAACCCAGCTGTCATAGATTAACAGTCTACCGCTTCACCGTTTAGCTATCCCATCTTATTAATTAGAATACTCGCATAAGTAACCCTGACGGGGAGTTAACCAACGCACTGACTGAGTATTCTAATTAATAAGCCCCTGTAAAGTAGGGGCTACTCCGAGTTCGATAACCTGGTTCTGGTTCCAGGGTACTCCAGCTTTTAGACCTTTGTACATAACAGGACACTGCCTGTGATCTGAAATACCTTGTTGGGGTATGGCAACAGAATCAACATCGCAACACGCTTCTTCTGTTCTAAATACACTCTTAAATGTATTTAAAAAAGAAGCCCCGGCGAACCAGGGCTAAAGCAGGAATCCAATCCGAATCATTCGCTGGATTTAGTTATGCCATAGCTAACTTAGTTAGACAAGTGCATTTGATTAATGATTTTAGCAACAGACTGATATTTAGCCGCTTGCTCAGGATCATAGTCAGGAAACAGGCTGGAAAAATCAGGCTCCTTAAAGGTGATCATGTTTTTGAGGAACTTACCTTCAGGATACTCTTTGCCTTCAATAACAGTGGTTTTAGCCACTTTGATGTAAGCACGAGGGTATTCACCTTCAATGGTGAGTTCATCATCGCCAAAGCCCATAGCCCAGTAGTAAGACAGGGCATCTTCCACTTCATCTTCATGACGGATGAATTTAGTCATGTTGGACTCATGAACCAGATCATAAATCTTATCAGCATCGAAACCAGCAACATGGGCCAGACCATAAGCTACGGTAAGAATGTCACCAATAGCATCAGCCAGCTGGATCATATTTACTGGGCCAACCTCAGCATTCGTTAGGCGTTTCTGCAAATGTACCTGTACCATCATGTCAGGGTTACTGGCTTCAATGGCTTCAACTGATTCTTCAAGGCACAGCTTTGCCTGTTTTCTGATAGCATTGACATTAGGATTGGAGAGATCGCCTTTAGGGTTACCAAAAGCAATATTGAGTTCAGCTACTTTTTCGGCATTGGACTTCATTTGTATGGCCTCTTTCTGGTTTAATACAACAAATTATTCACTAAGGTTAGAACACTATGAACGATGAAGATCAGAGCGTAAGTGTAGCTTACCATGATCAACCTGTAGGCATCGAGACAGGATGGAAGAATCCACCTACTCTATCGATTCTTAAACAGGATCTGACCAATGCTACGCCTATTCATGATACTCAGACCGCTAAGATAGCGGAGTGGGAACGCTACCGTAAAGGTAAGACGACTACCCCTAAAGGTGAGGGGCAATCTAAAATTCAGCCTAAGCTTATTCGTAAGCAGGCTGAGTGGCGTTATGCTGCTTTGTCTGAGCCATTCTTATCTACCCCAGACTTATACAACATTAACCCAGTAACTTGGGAAGATGTTCCTGGTGCCAGACAAAACAGTTTAATTCTTAATAACCAATTCCAGACACAGATTGATCGTGTTGCTTTCATTGATGCCTACGTTCGTAGTGCAGTAGATGACGGCACGATCATTGTTCGTGTTGGTTGGGATTTTGAAGAAAGAGAAGTCCCTAAACAGGAGCCTGTATACTCTTTCTCGGTTGCTGCTGACATGATGGATATCTATCAAAAGATGGCCCAGGTTGAGCAGGAAAATCCTGTATATCTCTTAAACTATCCTCAGCAATTACAGGATGGTTACGAGATTCTCAAGAGTACAGGAATCCCTTATGCACTGACTCCTATTGGTGTAGCTAACACTACCGAGATGAAGACAATTAAGAACTGTCCTACGGTAGAAGTCTGTGATTTAAATAACCTGTATGTAGACCCTTCTTGTAAGGGTGACCTGGATAACGCTAAGTTTGTTATCTATTCTTTTGAGACGTCCCTTGCAGAACTTAAAGCAGATGGGCGATACAAGAACCTGGAGAACATCAATGTCTCGAACAGTTCACCTCTCACTGAGCAAAACTATGAAGCACCTAATGACCCCAACTTCCAGCCGGAGGGTAAACCTCGAAAAAGAATTGTTGCTTATGAGTATTGGGGATATTGGGATACTGATAATTCTGGTTTGTTACGCCCTATTGTAGCAACCTGGGTTAACGGTATATTGATCCGTCTGGAAGAGAACCCTTTCCCGGACAAGAAGATTCCGTTCGTTTCAGTTCCTTACCTGCCTGTTAAGAACTCTATTTATGGCGAACCAGATGCAGAACTACTGAAGGATAACCAGGATATCATCGGTGCAGTAACCAGGGGTATGATTGACTTGCTTGGTAAGTCAGCTAACTCTCAGACTGGTTTTGCTAAGAACATGCTGGATGAAACCAACAAGCGTAAATTCCAACGTGGTGATGATTATGAGTTCAACCCTGGTACAGATCCTCGTGTAGGTATTCATACCCACACCTTCCCAGAGATCCCACAGTCTGCTCAGTTTATGCTTCAGCTTATGAACACTGATGCTGAGTCACTGACTGGGGTTAAGTCATTCTCCGGGGCAGAAGGTATTTCTGGTGCTGGTTTAGGCCAAACAGCTGCTGGTGTACGTGGTGCTTTGGATGCTGCCTCTAAACGTGAGCTTGGTATTCTTCGTCGTTTATCCAATGGACTCATTAAGATTGGTCGTAAGATCATTGCAATGAATGCTGAGTTCCTGGATGAGGAAACTGTGGTTCGTATTACCGAAGATGAGTTTGTACCTATTCGTCGTGATGACTTACCAGGTAACTATGATCTTCGTCTTACTATCTCTACAGCTGAGGATGATCAGGCTAAAGCTCAACAGCTTGCTTTCATGCTGCAAACCAGTGCTCAGACTCTTGGCCCTGACTTCAGTAAGCTGTTCCTTGCTGAGATTGCACGTTTGAACAAGATGCCTGATATGGTTCGTAAGATCGAACAGTACCAGCCACAACCTGATCCAATGCAGCAGATGATGCAGCAGAAACAGCTTGAACTGCTCCAAGCTCAGATTGATCTTACTCGTGCTCAAGCTATGGCTGAAGGTAGTAAAGGTCAGCTTAACCAAGTTAAGCAGGGTACTGAGATGGCTAAAGCTGGTCAGATCCAATCTCAGACTGACAAGAATAGTCTCGACTTCTTGCAGACTCAGAATGGTGTTAAACATCAACAGGCTCTGGAAATGGAACAAGCTAAGGGAGATACCTTACTTGCTGCCCAGGCTCTTAAACAGCAAGGCACTCTGGATCAGATTCAGGCACAGCATCAATCTGGTTTACTCCAGCAACTTGCTAATACCAGACTGAACCATAATAGCCAGCTTCAGTTGTTAAGAGCACAGAGGGATTTAAATCCTCCTACGCAAAGCACTGGTAATAACCCGTAATTTATTTAAAACTATAGGCAGGAGGGGCAATTTGTTGTATTGTCCCCCTGCTTCTTTCATGAGGTTTCTATGAACATCAATAATCTCGACAACGATATAAAAAAGTATAAGCAACAGGTAGCACTGGGTGAAGCTTTAGAACGTCTGGAAGTTAATCCAGATTTTCGTATGCTCATTGAACTCAACTATCTGGGAACTCATGCTTTGGATCTGGTTTATTCGCGTACTCGTGATATGACCCCAGATAATGAAATCGCTCGGAAGATTGATGCTGTAGCTACCTTTAAGCAATATCTGGATGAAGTAAAAGATAACCGGGCAACAGCTACTAAATCTCTCAGAGAAGCAGAGCAGACCCGAGATGAATTTTACGACGAGGACTAACCCATGAGTAATTCAAATGAGCAACTAGATCCGAATGACATCTTCTCCATGTCTGAGGATGAATTAAGCAAATTTGATCCTGAACAAGCAGCAGCGGAAGCTGATGCCCTGGCTACAGCTGAAGAAACTCCTGAAGAACATCAGGAAGAAATTCCTGAGACTGAAGAAGAAACAGAACAGCCAGAGGAAGAAACCACCCCTGAAACTGATCCTGAGCAATCGGAAGAAACTTCTGATAACCCAGAAGACACAGATCCTAAAGCACAGTCTCAGCAGACTGATCCTGACTCCAGCAACGAAAACGCACCGGACTATAAAGCGTTATATGAGCAAATTGTTGGTAAGCCTTTCAAGGCTAACGGTCGTGACCTCACCATTAAATCTGCCGATGAAGCTGTTAAGCTCATGCAGATGGGTGCCAACTACCATGAGAAGATGGCTGCTCTGAAACCAGTTCGCCGTGTTGCTCAGATGCTTCAGCAAGCCAATGCAATGGATGAATCCACTGTGGCTTTCCTTCTGGATCTTCACAATAAGAAACCAGAAGCAATTGCAAAGCTCGTCAAGGACAGCGGTATTGATCTGTATGAGTTCGACGTAGCTCAGGCAGATAACTATCAAACCAGTTATCAAGCTCCAACTGATGTTCAGATGCAGCTTAATGACACCATTGAAACATTAGCTACTCAACCTGGTTTCCAGGAAATGTTCACTGGTATTGCTCAAAGCTGGGATGATGTAAGTCAGAAATTCATTACTGAAAATCCAGGTATTCTGGGTGTACTTCAGGAAATGAATACCCGTGGTGAATATCAGCAGATCATGGATGAAGTTAGTCGTCGTCGGTTGTTCCAACCAGAACTAGCTGCACAACCAATGCTTCAGTTATTCCGTGATACTGAAGTACGTTTACGTGAAGCTGGCCTGTTAAAAGCTACTGCTACCCCTGAACAAATTCAGCAGGTACAGCAAGCTCAAGCTCCAGCTGTTGCTACTACTACCCAGCTTAAACAGGGCACTGCCTCTCAAACTGCTCAAGCACGTCGTGCAGCAGCTGCACCTCGTCAAGCTCCACAAACCAGTCAACGTAAATTAACTCCTGAAGATATCTTTTCCCTTTCTCCAGAAGAATTTGCTAAGATTGACCCAAGCAAATTTAATTAAGAGGTTACTGACCTATGGTTATGCAATATAAGGCTCCTGCCCAAGGTAAACCGTCTAGCATTGGCCCGCAGATTAATACTGCGTATTACCAGCGTAAGGCGATGGAAGATGCTCAGAAAGAGCAATACTTTACTCAGCTGGCTTCTGCCAAAGCTATTCCATCTAACTTCGGTAAAAAGCTGAAGATGTTCCATTACCTGCCGCTGCTTGATGATCGTAACATTAACGATCAGGGTATCGATGCAACTGGTGCTAAAATCGCTAATGGTAACCTGTATGGTTCCAGCCGTGATATCGGTACTATCCCGGACAAATTCCCTGTACTGGGCGAAAACGGTGGTCGTGTTAACCGTGTTGGTACTACTCGTATTGAACTGGAAGGTTCTTTCGAGAAGTTCGGTTTCTTCATTGAGTACACTCGTGACTCTCTGAACTTCGATACCGATGCTGAACTGCTCCAGCATATCAACCGTGAGATCATGATTGCTGCATCTGACATGAACGAAGATGCTCTGCAAATCGACCTGATCAACAACGCTGGTACTATCGTCTATGCAGGCGATGCTAACTCTCGTGCTGAACTGGGCCAGGATGACGTCCTGTCTTACAGTAACTTCATGAAGCTGGCTATGGCTCTGGATAAGGCTGATACGCCGAAGAAAACCACCATCCTGTCGGGTACTCGTAACATCGATACTCGTGTAATCCCCGCTGCTCGCTATCTGTTCTGTGGCCCTGAACTGCGTCCTACCCTGGAAGCAATGAAGAATCTGCACGATCAGCCAGCGTTCATCTCTGCTGAACACTATGCTGCTGGTACTACTCTGGCTAATGGTGAAGTCGGTTCAGTAGGTCAGTTCCGTCTGATCGAAAACCAGAAGATGATGAAGTGGTCTGGTGGTGGTGCTACCCTGACTGGTGGTGATGAGTCTGTGTATTACAACGATGGCGAGAAATACGATGTATTCCCTCTGCTGTGTGTTGGTGATGACTCCTTCTCTACCATCACCTTCCAGACTTCTGGTAACCGTGTGAAGTTCGAGATCAACAGTCGCAAACCAGGTGACAACGTTGACCGTACTGACCCGTATGGTGAAACTGGCTTCATCTCTATGCGCTGGTTCTACGGCTTCATGGCTCAACGTCCAGAGCGTATCGGTCTGATTCTGACCACTGCTAAGATGTAATACTGGTTTATTAAATCAGTTTGCATTAAGCTTAAGACCGGGGAATTTTCCCCGGTTTTTTTATTAACTAAAGGTAGGTGTTATATGTCACAGTACTCTGAACAAGATCGTGAAATGCTCGAAGCCCAGGCTAACCAACTTGGTGTTGAATTCCACCCTAACATTGGTATTGAAAAACTGGCTGCACGAGTACAAGAAGCTATGTCTTCTATGGAACCTAAAGAGAAAGAACGCCCTGCTAAAGGGGAAACCAAAGAACAACGTCGCCAGCGTAAGCATAAAGAAGCTATGGCTCTGGTTCGTTGTCTCATCGTCTGTAATGACCCAAATAAACGTGAGTGGCCTGGTGAATGGCTGGGTGTATCCAATGGAGCTGGTGTCCAGATTCGTAAACTGGTTCCTTATAACCAACCTGATAAACCATTCCACTTACCACGTATCATGGTAAACATGCTTCGTGAAAAACAGGTTCAGATCTTCACTTCTAAACCTGGCAAATATGGCACTACTATTCGAGTGTCTAAATCTATTCCAGCCTATACGATTACTGAGCTGCCTCCACTGACCCAAGCAGAGCTGGATGAATTGGCGCTTAGTCAGCTGCAACGTGGTGCTCTGGACGACTAAGGATAAACCATGGCCGATATCACTATTGATCAAGTAGTAGCTAAAGATCTTCATCTTGAGGATCTAACTACTATTGACCTTCAGGGATCTGGCGTGTGGGATAAGATGCTGCGTAATATGCGTGTTCAACTCAACGATCAGTTTGAGAAGAACCGCATCACTGGCCCTACATATGGGCAAGTATACGCAGCTACTTATGAGTCTACTCTTCAAGCTGCTATCACTTTGCTTCTGGCTAAAGAACGTCAGGCATTAGAGATTAAGCAGCTTGAATTGCAGAACCAACTCACTCAAGCTCAGATTGATCAAATCCATGATCAGATGCAGAAGACGCCTTATGAGATCGAACAGATTAAGGCACAGACAGAGAATATCAAAACTGAGACTGCACAGACGCAGTACAACATTGATCATATTCTCCCACTTCAGGCTACTGGTTTAGAACTTGAAAACCAGACTCGTGAATATAATCTCAACACTGTACTGCCTTCTCAGGTAGCTCAAACTGAGGCTCAGACTTCACTGACTAAAACTCAGGAAGATCAGATCCGTGCTGAGATGCAGAAAGTACCATATGAGATTGAAGTACTTCAGTCCCAGGTGGAAGAGTCTAAAATCAAGGTTCTGCAAGAGCAATATAACCTCGATAACCTCATGCCTGCTCAACTGGGTCAAATCAATGCTCAGACTGCTGGTGTGGTTAAAGAGACTGAACTTAAGGACTATCAACTGGTTAATCTGTACCCGGCACAGCTTGCAGGTACACTGGCCCAGACTGAGAATGTCCAACAAGATACTGCTCTTAAAGAGTATCAAGTACAGTTCCTCTACCCTGCTCAATTAGCTCAGGCTAATAAGCAGCTTGAGTTAACTGAAGCTCAGATTGCTGTACAGAATAAGCAACTTGATTTGCTTCAGGAACAGGTTAACCAAGCTAAAGCTCAGACTGATTACTATGCTCAGAAGGTTGTTACTGAGAAAGCCCAGACTGACGCTACAGTTATTGGGGATGGATCTGTTATCGATGTTCAGGTTGACCTGATGAATGCTCAGAAAGATGGGTACAAACGTAATGCTGAACAGCAAGCTGCTCAGATTATGTCTAATACCTGGAACGTTCGTCGTCAGACTGATGAAGATACCTCTGCTAACACTACTAACTTGCTTGATGACGCTACAGTGGGTAAAACCATTCAGACTCTTCTGTCAGGTGTGGGTGTTACTGTTACTCCATCCTAATAGTCTGGTATATCATAGAGGGAGCCTAGTGCTCCCTTTTTTATTATGAGGTCACCATGGGACTTTTTAGCGGCAAGAAAAAAAC